CCACAACGACTGCGTAATAAGCAGTATAGGGAGACAATCGACATGAAAATCGAAAAAGTAATTATGCTTAAAGCATTAAAAGCAGGACAAACAGTTTGGGATAAGGGCACTGTTTTCAGTGCCCCAATTCCTGAGGTCATTTTGACTGAAGTAAGAAAAATGACCGGGACTGTTAAAGTATTGAAACAGGGACGGGATATTAAAGTTAAACCCGTCCCTGTCTCAAAAGAGAAATTGAAAAAAGCAACAACTACGACCACAATAAAGGTGGAAAAGAAAGAGAAACCAAAACTTAAACTAAGGAAAAAGAAATGACCAAATCAGAAATGGAAGAAAAGATCGAAGAAGAGGTCAAAGGCTTGAGTACTTACATAGGTGGGGATGACTATTCTAATGCTTGTGATGATGCAAGTAGAGAAACAGGATGGCTGTTCCCAGTTGCCACGGATTTTAAAATTATGTGGATGAAAAACAGAGCCAAGCGGCATCTGTTTTTTTATTTATTCACTGAGAGTGCCAGTAAATTTAAATATGAGCAAATAAACTTACAGCATAGATTTGACCATTATGATAAGATAATTAAAAAGATGGATTTGGACTTTGCTGAAGCTCAAGAAAGCTTCCCAAATGAATTTGCGAATGCAGAGTCATATGAGATGTTTGGCACTAAAGTTGATGCCGGATTTAATTACGACCCAATTACAGGTAAAGACATTTCTTACAATGATAATGTCAAGGTTGTATTTACTCCGGGTGGAGATTCAGATTAATGACAATTGGTCCCGATATAAAAGAAGTATTGGCTGAAGTTGGTGTCAAGTATCTGGTTCTTAGAGATTCAGGAAATATTACCGGTGAATATCTTACATATAAACCAAATGCCCAAGTAACAAAGCCTTTCATCCGAGAGTATTTCCTTGAAGCTGCATTGTCTTATGATACAAAGGCAGTTTCTGGTGATATAATTCAGTTTGTTACAACAGCAGATTGTTATATCATTATGAACAGCACACCAGCTTTATTTGAGAATGCAGTAATAAAATATGAATCTGTTCTTTATAAAACAAATGTTCTTATTGATGTTTTGAGACCGTCCAATGTGAGGGATGTTAATACATTGCAGATGAGAACCGTATGGACTCCAATCAAAACACAAGCAAAAGCCCTTATTTCAGTTCCCATGTTTGGAATTGACTTGGACACAAACGAAGAGCTTGGTTTAATTGGAATTGGAAATTATGAGCTTTATCTTCCAAGTTCTTATGGTGCTCAAGTATTGGACAGAATCAGAATATCATCGAGCGAATTTTATCGAGTTGAAACCGTCAAGAGAAGACGGTACAATAATGTGGATGTTCTTGACATCGGAGAAGATGTTGGTCCCACGACTTCCACTTCCACAACCACAAGTAGTACCACAACTACTACAGCATAATGAGTATGCTGTCAGTTAGATACCCGACATAAGGAGTATGTCATGACCAATGTACGCACAACATGCCCTGAGTGTAAATGTACGTTTTACATAACAAAAGAAAGAAGAGAGAGTTTCAATTGCCCTGTTTGTAATACTGCTTTAGTAAGAGTAGTTCCGTTGCCCAAGGGGGAACCCGTAGAAATAGATGGGAGACATGTAACATGAAAATGCATTTATTTATACTGCCTTCGTTTAAAAAAAATTCGGGGGGAGCCAGTACTGTTGAATCCTTCCCTAAAGATTGTATAGGCACTGTATCTTTTGTCAATACTTATTCTGATATAAACTCAACAAGTAAGGATGCTCCCTGGTATGGAGTCTTTTTTGATAATGAGTATGTAGACAAAGCAATTAAAAAGAACTTGAAAACATTTTTGATGACAATTGGCAACAATGCTCTTGTTATGTATAAAAAGAATTATGAATATCAGACAGCAGATTATATGCCAAGAATATTTAGGAGCAGTTTAGTTTTGTCTGCGCCTTTTGTTTCTGAGCAAAAACTTGAATTTGAAAAAATATTAAATGGATGGGTGTGTGAACATGGCTTTAAATAAGTTTGCAAGATTCAATCAACTTCATTTTAAAAGGTTTCTTTCTGCTTTGAATGGGATTAATGCCCATGTGAAGAGAGAGAAGAATGATTTTCCATATAGAAACGCTGTTGCCTTTTCTAATTTAGTTGTAGGAAATATAAGCACCCAAAAATATGCTGTTGGCTATGCTCCTTTGAATCCAAGATATAAGGAATGGAAAGCTCACTATGGTAGGTCAGGAAGAGAGTTTTGGGCTTTGTTTAATAATCTCATTCAGAGGATTGCTGCTTTTAAGGTAAAAGGCGGATGGATGGGTGGAATTGAAGTTGGAATGGTAGTAGGGGGAACATCTTGGTTTGGAAAAGGAGATATGGGACATTCGGTAGATGTAGCTGAATATGCCAGATTTCTTGAGTATGGAAGAAAAGGACAACCTGCGAGACCACTATTTGCTCCATCGACTGAGGAATATTGGCAAGATGGGTTTCAAAAACAAGGGATGCAATCATTACGCAAAATGAAAGGATATTGGAAATGAAACTATTGGGATTAGAACAAAGAGATATTTATATTGCAGTGGAGTTTTCGGAAGCTCAGTTGCGAAATATGCAGCGGTTCTTTGAGAAAGCACTTCCTATCTTCATTAAAGTATATGGTGACACTGAGGAAGAACTGGTAGATGTAATTCAACAGATAAATGTAAGCACAGAGAAGATAATTGAACATGTAGAGGAGAACATACAAAATGGCTCTTGACCCAACTGCGAGAGAATCAAATTTTAGGGATAGCTTGAAGGATTATTTTATTACTGGAATTGAAACTACTGAAGGCATTCCTTTGACTTTTGACAAAGCTTTGTCTTCACCAAATTTGCAGGGAAAAACTGTTCACAGATGGGTAAGTGTTATTATAGATACAATACAACTGGGAACAATGTCAGAAATGAGCATAAGGTTATTTTGTTGTACGAGGCAGGACAATGAAGGATTTAAGTTGGCTCAGTTACGAGATGCAGTAATGGGATATCTTGTAAACGATGGCACTGGTGCAGATGGACAAGTCAGGATTCCATTTTATAGAAGTACGCCAATCAGAGCAAATTGGATTCTTTTGGGCAGTTTGTTGGTACAGGATGTTTTTGAATCTGGTCAGATGGAGGCACCTGATGAGACTAAGTATAAAATTATAACTGTTCGATTACGGACGCCATCGAAAATGTAGAGGTATATAATGCCCAAGAACTTTTGTTATTGTGAAAAATGTAATAAGAAACTAATCGAGAGGCTTTCAAATGGACTGTTCAAGTTTGTTTTTGGAAAAAAAGTGGATTCGTTAAGGACTCCACCAGTTTATATGTTAATACATGGCTCAGTCAAGATGAAGTGTATAAGAAGGTCTTGCGGTCATTTTAACACATTCAGTTATTTTCCTTCCAATCAGCCGAAAGCTGAAAACTCTGGCAAAAACGAAGAAATAACTAATATAGAATAAAGGAGGTGATATTATGGCAACTACTGGTCCCACAACTAAAGATACCACCACAATAGCGTTGGGGTTAGCGCAGATAAGAATTGGAAGTTCTTCTGAGAATTTAACGAAACAGTTCCCTGTTCTTGCTGCATCTGATTCTATTGGTGCTCTTGCAAACACAAAGTTTGTTGGTAATGCTGAGTTCTTCAAACTGGAATCTGGTTATCCTATGCTTGAAGATGCCGTGTTCCCACTAAGGGAGTCTGCTGCTCTTGAATGTGCGTTTAAAGAGATGACTCCTTTTAACTTGGCACTTGCAAGGGGTGTCGACCCAACTGGTGCTGAATATTCTGAAGCACATACAGGGTCTATTAAACTTGGTACGCTTGCTGCTCCGGTTAGTATTCGTATGGAAGCCATCTATACATATCCTGATGGAACAAATACGTTGAATATTATTTTTCCGAGAGCCCAAGTTTCCGGTTCTATTGAAATGGACTTTGCACCTGAAGAGCCTGCCGCCGTTGCTGTTGTGATTGAAGCAAAACGGGCAGACAGTGAAGTAGTAGGTGGAAACGCTGCATGGGATGATAAGCCCATTGGACAAATCCTGTGGAATGATGGTAGCACGTTTACCACCACCACAACTACGACTACCACAACATAACAATCTTTTAAGGAGAATAGAAATGCCAGATAAAATTAAATTGAAAAAGAACATCGCCCAAAGGGTCAATCCCCGAATTGTGGATGTTGAAATTGGCATCCACAGTTTGAGGAAAATTAAGGTATATCCTTTATCTATGCACGATCAAAAACAACTCACGAAAATGATAGATGGGGTTTTAAAGTCTATTTTTAAAGATGATGGGAAATCGAAAGATGATAAGAACCTTATAATGGTTTCGAGAGCAGTTAAAGCAATAGAGGAAAATATTGAGCCGATTTTTAAATTCGTTCTTCCCGATGAAAATATCCCAAAATTAATGAAGGAATTGGATAATGAACAGCTTTCACAGATTGTTGAAGTTGTTTATAACACCAATTATAAAACACCAGTAAAAAACGTAATGAGCCTCTTCCAGCCGGAGCAGTTGCAATCAGTCTTGAAGAGGCAGTTATCACAGTCTGCCAACAATACGGATACCGTCTTGAACACTTCTTCAAAAGAAGCTTTAAAGAAGGAGGTTTAACAACTGAACAAATGCTCGTTCTTTTCGAGCAGTACCAAGAGGGACAAATGCAAGAGAGGAGATTTCTTGCAGGAATACATGGTATTAATCTTGATAAGGAGATGAAAAAAACTAAAGAGGAAAGTTCTTTTGTGTTTGGTGACCCTAAGGATTATGAAAAAATGTCTGATGAGAAGAAAAAAGAGAAGACTCGACAGATGATGGGAAAACACAAATCTTGGGCAGCTAATACAATGAGGAAATAATTATGGCTGATAAATCATTAAATCTTGGAACAATATTTACCGCAGATGCTTCACAGTTCTTTTCCACTATTGGAAAAATGAAAGCCTCGCTAAAGACACTCAACACTGCATATGTTCAATCAGGAGCAGCGGCAAAGAGGGGTTTTTCAGGAGTTGCACCAGCAGTTGACAAGACAAGCAAAGCTTTTGACAAAGGTGGAAATAGGGTACAGGAGTATAGCAAGCAAATAGGAAAGGTGGAAGGCGCTTTCAAACGGACTGTTGCAGCTATGAAAGTGACAGCCTCTTATGGCATTGCTGCTACTGCTATCTTTGCTGTTACGAATGCATTTAAAGCAGGAATAAAGGAAATAGTTGATTATGACCAAGCATTAAAGAACTTACAAGCAATCACAAGAGCTACGGATGCTGAAGTTGTTGGAATGGGTGAGACAATCAAACATGTAGCTGAGACTACAAAATTCTCTACAGGGGAAGTGGCTGAGGGTATGGTTCTTTTAGGTCAAGCTGGTTTTTCTGCTTCTGAAGCCATGAACGCAATGCAGTCGGTGTCTGACCTTGCTACAGGAACTTTGGGGGACATGAAGACTGTTACTGACCTACTCACTACAACTATTCGTGCATTTAATCTTGATACAATCGAATCTTCAAGAGTTGCTGATGTCATGGCGAATGCTATAAATAGGTCAAAATTAACAATTGATAAGTTAAGAGTTGCATTCAACTTTGTAGGTGCTGCCGCTGCCCAGTCAGGACTTTCTATTGAAGAAATATCTGCTTCAATGATGTTACTTGCCAACAACGGACTTAGAGCAAGTACAATAGGTACAGGATTGAGACAAGTGCTTGCGAGACTGTTAGCCCCAAATAGGAAGCTAAGAGCAGAATTTGAGGCACAAGGAATTGCTCTTGATAAGGTAAATCCGAAGACTGTTGGTTATCAAAATGCAATGAAGGAACTTACCAAAATTCTTTTTGATGCCGAAACTCAAACAGTTGATATGGGGAAAGCATATCAGTTGTTTGGACTCAGAGGGGCACAAGCTGTTTCCGTTCTTGTTAAAGGATTTGCTGGTACTGGATTTCAGGGGATGCTCGACAAAACATATGAAGTTGGCACAGCCTCAGAGATGGCAGGAATACAAATGGAAGGTCTTGGAGTTATGATAAAGAACTTGGCTGACCGAGCGAGATTGATTGCCGTTGCTTTTGGAGAGGGTGGGGCAACACATGCAATAAAGTTGTTTATAAATGCACTTAGGAAGGCTGTTACTGCAATCATCCGATTTTTGGAAACTGGACTTGGAAAACTTATTGTTAGCTTTGGAGTTGTAACAGGGAGTACCTATCTATTTTTGAAAGCAATAGCCTTATTAATTCCTGCAATTTCTTCTTTGATGAAAATGATGTTGGCTGCAAAATTAGCGTCTGTTTCTTGGATGGCAACGCTTATAAGTATGTCAAGCCATATGACTTTTGCGAGAGCTTCTTCTGTGATGCTTGGAACATCTATTGCTAATTTGGCACATCCTTATTTAGTTGCCGCTGCCGCTGTAGGCATTCTCGTTGCGGTTGTTAATTATTATTTGGGTTCAACACAAAGAGCGATTGATGCCACTGTAAAATTGACTCAAAAGACAACAAACAATGTACATGCACTAAAGGTATATTCACAAATTCTTACTGTTTTATCAGATAAGAAGAAAAAAGGGAAAAAAATAGATGATGAATATATAACAGTTCTCAAACGACTTATTAAGAGCTATCCAGACTTAAAGAATCAAATAGAATTGTCTACCAAAGCTTTTGAGAAAAATGCCGCAGCGGTTAATAAAGCATTGGGAATTGAGCTACAAAACAATATAGAGCAAAGCACAAGACTTGTTCAGCTTTATACGAAGGCAGCCGAAGAAGCAAGGATAAAGACAGGACTTTGGCAATCAGTTGTTTTTCTTTGGGAAAAATATCTTGACACCTTAATAAATATATTTGACGACTTTTTTGGAACCATTGGAAGAGGATGGGCAAAAGTGTTAGATGTGTTTTCAGATATAGCGAGTAAGATTCCATTTATTGGCACTGCTCTGTCTGAGAATCTTCTTAAAATGAAAGAAATCTTTGGTGACTTAGTTGGAGCAGCAAAGAACTTCTTTATTGGAATGGGGAAAGATTCTGAGGAGGCTACAAAAGCAGAAGAGAAAAGAATTGGTGTTTTAAGAGATGCTTCAAAAGTAATGAAAGAAGGAGGTAAATCTGCAAAGGAAATAACGGACGAACTGATAAAAATGGGAGCCACTGAAAAGGACATTTCAAAATTAACTGAGTCTTTTGTAGACCAAAAAAAAGCTCTCTCTGACCTTGAAGAAAGATATGGTGGAACTTTAAAAGATTTACCAAATATGTTTTCGGGATTTTATGAAGAACTTGATGATTTGCGAAAAGCAGATTTTGCCAAGACTTCAGATGCCATAGATAAGGAAATAGCAGCATTTAGTAAAAAGAATGGTTTGTTATCGGATGGAACAGAAAAACGATATGAGGCTGAGGCAGCTATTCGAGCAAGAAACCTATTGAAGTTTGTTGATTCCAGTTTCAAGGAAATTTTGTCAGAAGAGGAGTTGTCAAAAAAGAAGACCGAAATATTGGATACTTATTTACAGGCAGTTGCCAAGCGATATGATGAAAAGACAATTATTATACACAATACCTATCAAAAGGAGCTTGCACTTGCCGGAGAGAACAATGATAAACTTATTGCGGCACATGAAAAGTTTGACCTTGCAATTGTGGTAGCTGAAAACGAAAGAGCAAAAACGATTGAAGGAATCCAGAAAGTACATAATGAAAAGGTAAAAGTGGAACAGAAAAAAATTGTTGATGAGTTGAGGGAACTGCATAAGAAAATGGCAGAAGATTTAATAAATCAACTGAAGAGCAAATATAATGAGCTAAAGGGAGAAGTTGAAAAGCTCATGGATGACCTAAAGTCACTCGAAGAAAGTTATAATGATGCTATTCGAGAGTCCAAGCAAAAGACAATGACTGAAGAGGAAAAATGGTATGATGATAGAAAAGAGCTAAATCGTTTAATGAATGAAGCAAGAACAACAAACGATGAAGATACATGGAAGAAAGCTTTTGATCTTGCAAAGAGTCTTGGTAAAGAAATAGAGGATGAGCAAGGGAATGTTGTAAAGAGTATTGAAGAAACCACTCGTTTATCTCAGAGGCTAATGACCGAGATTCATGGTGAGCAAATGAAGCTTGTTCGTAAGGAGATTGCCGAAAGAGAACACCAGATGGATGCTATAAAAGAGGATATAACAGAACTTGAAGGTCTTATTAAACAATATGGGGAAGCAGTTGATGAGGTAAGCAAAAAAGAACTTCAGTTAAGAATGGAGAAAGCACTTCAGAGTATTGGTAAGGCACATGACATTGTAACTAAATTTAAAGCCAAATGGGATGAATTAAAAAGTAAAACAATAACTCTTACTGTAAAAGTCAATGACCAAAGTGGAGGGAAGTTTGATTCTGGTCCCGATGTTGTTCCCGAAGGAAAAACAGGAGGCGTAGTAAAAGCCAAAAGAGGAGCAAAGCTTCCCGGATTTGGGGGAGGGGATAAAGTAAGAGCTTTACTGGAAGCAGGAGAATGGGTTATAAGAAAGGAAGCTGTGCAAAAATATGGCTCAGCTATGTTTGCAGCACTAAACAACCTAAACTTTGATGTTCAGGATTTGCTTGGTGGAGTTATGAAAAAAATGGGAGGATTTATCAATCCCCCTGTACATAAATTTCAAACAGGAGGTGCCACAGCTAGTGAAGAAGGTGGAGGTGGAACCAAAATTTATAATATAACTTTCTCTCCTCAATTTATGACAGGGGATGAAATGGCAATGAGAGCTATGGCACCAGAACTTAAACGAGTACTTGAAGATTTAGACCATAGGTGGGGTGAGTAATGTCCAAGATAAAATTATATACAAGGAACATTTTAGAAACAGGAACATTTACTATTACAGGAGATGAAGAAACTGGGTATCCCGAAGAACGAGTGCATGATAGAGATATAAGTCTTTATTGGCAAGAGGATATTTTGGTCTCTCCTGAGTATTTTCATATTGACCAAGGAGTCGCTTCTTCTGTAGCTGTAGATGCTTTGATTGTTACAGGACATAATTTTAATGGAAGTGATTTACAATGGCAATGGTCTGAAAATGATTCTGATTGGTATGATGCTGTAACAGATTGGACTCAAGGAGATGCTTTACAGATAGTTAAAACTCTTTCAATAGCTCTTACAAAAAGATATTGGCGTTTAGTGCTGACTACTTCTGAGATAGCCCAATGCACAGAAATATTTATGTCTTATGGTCATGAATTTCAAGTAAGATTTGATGACCCTCCCGATGGAATGAAAAAGGCAAATGTAAGTTGGCAGGAAACAGTTGGTGGTATTGAGCGTTCTACAAAGTATGGTGATAGAAAGAGAGTCAGAAGTTATTCTCTATTCCTTAATGAAACTAATTTAGCTAATTTTCGTTCTGCAATGGATGATTTGGATGAAAGTTCTAAACCATTTTATATTAAAGACCATGAAGATGATTATTGGATGTGTCGTTTGACTCGGGACCCAAAAGAGAAATATCAGACACCCGGAACTACTCCACTGACAATAGAGGTTATTGAAAAACTGTGAAGACTTTAAGCGCATTTAATCAGACTGCTGTTGATAATCCGCATGTGGATATAATTAGGCTTGTTAAAATTGATTTTGGTGGTCTGATTTTGTATCTGTGTGACAGAACATGGGGAGATTCAGGCAGTAAGTGTATATTTAATGGTCAAATATATGAGCCGTTAATTGTTTCTTGGGGAACTATTGACCAAGGAAGAATCGACCCCATTACTTTTCGATACTCTCCCGGACAAGCAAGTTTTACTGTTGATAACAAACCCACTGTTGGTGGATTTGATTGTTTCACTTCTATCTTTCCTACTTATAGACCGCACAAAGCGATTGTAACAATATCACAAATATTTAATGGAGCAACACTTGCAGCAGATGAAATAACTGAGTGGGAAGGAAAGATTGAAGACTTCCCTACAATGAAACAAGATGTTGTTGGTATGACTTGTATAGGTTATGATTTATCTATATTAGCCTCCTTTGAACACACCACTGTTTCTTTTTCTAATTATCCCGGAGCAGACCCTGATGAAGTTGGAAAGATGCTCCCTGTTGTATATGGAGAAGCAAAGAAAGTTCCTTTTATAGCTGCTGATGTTGGTTCAATGACGACAACGACTGAGGATTTAGATACTACTGAGACTGTAATTGATGTTACGGATGCCAGTCTTTTTCCTACTTCTGGTACGATACAAATAGACAGTGAAGAAATTGATTATACAGGAACTACCGCAACACAGTTTACTGGTTGTACTAGAGGTGTGAATGATACAGATGCTTCAGAACATGACCCTGCTGCGACTGTTGCTGAACTACAATCTAATTATTATTTTATTATTGAACATCCGCTTGTTTCTGTGCCAGTTGTTTATGTTGAGCATAGGACAACAGGAGAGTTTGTTAGACAATTAACAGATATTTATACAATCTATACAGGGCAAACAGGGGATGAACATGCAAGTTATCCAGGTAAAGGGGTAATTGAGTTTAATCTTCTCCCTTCCATAAATAAACAAATAAACATAGAGGCAGTAGATACCATTGATGTAGATGACGCCATTGGTGTCGATGATAATATTGGTATGTCTGTTGGAGGGAATACAAAAGACTGCTATCCTAATTCTGGTCCCTCTTCTGGTAGGGATGGTAGTACTTGGACGGCATATCGACTGCCTCTTGGTGTTACTTCTTTTGGTTTTGCATCAACAAATTATGGAACAATTGTTTCCCAAACTATCTTTGTATATGTGCAGAGTTTTGATACAGGATATTGTAATATTAGTCTTTCTGGTGGAAGTGGCAGTTTGATTGTACAAGGGTATATGTCTCATGGTTCTTGGATGCGTATTCCTTGTACTGGTGGAAGTTGGAGTTCCAGTATTGTAATGAACTCTGGTAGTGGGGAATTTTGGGTATTTGATTGTTATAAAGTTGTTGAATACAATGCCACAGGCTCCAAAACTGGTTCAGCTTATAGAGATGGAGCAGCAACAAAAACAGGAACAGTTACTTTAACAGGGAATAGTGTTGCAGATACAGTTATTGGTGGTGCTGTTTGTGCTGATGTCCAAGGTTACCCTGCTGATGCTTCTGGAAATTATGGGACTGTGGATTCTTTAATTGCAAGACCTGACCATATATTGAAGCATATTCTTGTGAAGAAGTGCAGTCTTTCTATTGATAGAATAGATACAGCTTCCTATGATGCGTCAGGAGCAAGGTATACAACATACTTCATGGAGCAAGCAGTTGTTTTGTTGAACCCTCCTGTTGTTCCTGATTTAGTGTATGATATAGCAAGACAATCACGCTCTCTTGTGTTTTGGGAAGCAGGACAACACCATCTTAGATTTATTGAAATGGAAGAAACAACGGACAAAGAACTTATTGCAAATAGAATTGACTTAAACTCAATAAAAGTAAGTTATACAAATCGAACTTATATAAAAAATAAATTTACTGCTGTTTTCAATAAAGAATGGACTGCTGCAAGCAGACAAGGAGTTGAGCTTTTTACAGAGGCTATTGAAGTTCAGGACGATGATAGTATAGATGATTATGGAACTTTAGAAGCAGAGCAAATTGAATATCCTTATATAGAGGATGGAGGGACAGCTTTAATTTGTTTGAATGATGTAAAAGTAAATAAAAAAAGACCAAAGAATTTAATAGAGTTAATTGGAGGTCTTTACTTGTCTGAGTTAGAAATGGGGGATGTTCTCTCCTTTTCCTTTAGTAGTGGTGATAAACTTGACCTAGCTTTATTGAAGCTAATAGCTTCGACAGTGAATCAATTCCGAGTTATGGGCAAAATACAAACATCTAAATCAGATATGAAACTGTATTTGTCCTTTGAGGCAACATCTGATGCAATTACCTATGAAGGAGCTTTCTACCCTATTGTTTCTTCTGATGATGGTTATTGTATATCGACTTTCTTTTATAATAATGTAAATGAAAATATTATTGGTGGTACAAGTGATGAAACATCGACTTCTTCAACTTCTTCGACAGCTTCAACTACCAGTACTTCAAGTTCAACCCATTCAACCACTACGTTTACAACTACATCTACAAGCACGACAATATCAACTACCAGTTCAAGTACAACAACCAGTTCAAGTTCTTCTTCAAGTACAACCACAACTACTGGAACTTTTACAACCACAACAACGGTTAATCCTTGTGATATTGGATATGAGACTGCAAATAGATGTGTAGGAGCAGTTGCTACAGCTTCCTCAGATGAATTAGGACACGAAGCTCCCGATGCTATTGATGAAGATATAGATAATTATTGGAAATCTGATGCTTCTGGTTTTCCACAGTGGATTAATATAGAAATGCCAATTGCAAGAACGATTGGTAAGATTGTAATAAAGACAGATAGTACTCAATTTACTTATCATCCTACTTCTTATGATTTGAAAGCATCAACTACAGGAGTCTTTGGTGGAGAAGAAGTCACTCTGTTAAGTCATACGAGTATTAGTTGGTCTTCAAATGAGACAAAAGAATGGTGGTTTGAGAACGGAACAGCTTATAGACATTGGAGATTATATATTAATGGGAATGCGGCTGGACAATATGCAACTATCTGTGAATTAGAATTGTATCAGTGCAATGCTTATACAACAACGACAACCACAACTTCGAGTTCAACCAGTTCTACGGCTTCAACTACGAGTACAGTATCAACAACCAGTACCATTTCTACTACAAGTAGTACAGTTTCAACAACCAGTTCTACATATTCATCTACAACGAGCAGCAGCACAACCACAACAACTACAGCATAAGGAAAGAAAATGGCTAACAGAGCTTTTATAAGATTTAGAAATGTAACAATACCAAGTTATTCAATAGTGTCTAATGTTTTTGCTAGGTTTACTGCATACTCTAATAGGTCTGATACTCCTGTTAATTTAAGATGTGCTTTTGTTAATGAAGAAAATCCAGATGCCCCAGTTTCCTATGCAGAATTACAGGCTTTTAGTTTAACAGATTGGGTTTCTTGGGATACTTTAGAAGGCTGGACAGATGGAACAGTTTATGATACTCCTGATTTGACAGACATATTACAGGATGTGATAAACAGTTCTGGGTGGTCTTTTAATGATAATATTATATTAATTATTGAAGATGTTAGTTCAAGTGGTCAGAGGGGGTTTTCGTCTGTACAGTTTAATAGTGGAGATGAAAGAGCAACTCTATTTGGTGATTATACAGCGAGAGAAGGTACAGTGTCAGAAAGTTTTATTATTAGAGAAGATTTAGGTTTTTCTGGGAGTATTGGAAGAAGAGCAATCGTTAGGTCATCCAATAATGAATTATTTTGTATTTATTCCCGTGAGAATGGTGATTTTTTACAACTCTGTTGTGGCAAATCTGTGGATAATGGGGAAACTTGGTTTGAAACAGTCTTATATTCTGTAGAATCTACATTAGGAATGGAACCAATTATAGCAATAGATAGTGATAATTATTTGCATATTGCTTGGATTGATGGCACATATTTTGCTCGACAAATTAAATATTGTAAATGGGATACAGTAGCAACTCCAACAATTCAAGAATTGACTGCTGTGAGATATAAGGTAGAAAGTATATCCATAGCTATAGATAGTAATGATTATGTTCATATAGTATGGGCGAATAGAACTATTAGTGGTAATGTTTCGGATATTTATTATATACAATATACAACAAGTTGGCAATCCGAACAAAACTTAACTAATGCTACTACCTACCAAACAAGTCCTTCCATTGCCATAGATTCTCTTGACAATATTCATGTTGTTTGGTCGGGGGCACCAGTAGGAGAAACTATATATCAAATTAGGTATATGGAATATACTACAAGTTGGAGTTCTATTACTACCTTAACCAATGCAGGCGCTTCTAGAGCAAACCCTACTATAGCCATAGATAGTAATGATTATTTACATATTGCTTGGATAGGCAGTATAGGTGTTTACTATAAAGAAGTTGAATATATAAAATATACTATAAGTTGGGGAAGTGTAGTCACTTTGATGTCCAGTGATATTATTATGAAGCTTGGTATTTCTATTGCTGTGGATAGTAATGATTATATATATATTTTGTGGTCACAAAATATGCTGTCTGGAAGATACTTATTAAGACAGATAGAGTATACTACAAGTTGGAGCATCCCTATAACTTTAATCCCACATGGAATAGAGCAAGGAAAGGAACCATCTCTTGTATCTTCTTTGCACCCAATAGTAAATTCAATAAAAGCAAATATCCCTAATACAGGGTATGCACTAATGTATGATGCTGACAGTTATAACATTATGTTCTATGGCAGTGACGATTTAACTTGGGAAACGTAACACAATCATTATTAACCCTAATGAAGAAAGGAGAACAAAATGAAAATTGCACTATTAACAAATTTTATGGAGTTTCAACCTGGGTATTCCTTAACAGGAATTGTAAAAGACCAAGCTATTATGTTATCAAGGTTTGGTCATGACGTTCATCTGTTTGTAAATTCAGGATACAATGGGGAAGAGTTTGATGAATCTGTCACACTCCACAAGAGCATCCCTTTTACTCATTTAATAGATTATGAATCTGTTAATGATGTCACCGATGAACACAAGGAGATTATTGAGCAATGCAGGAAGAATTTAGTTGAGGAGTTAGCAGATTTTGACTTTGCTTTCACGCATGATTTCGTGTTTACAGGATGGTTTATGATATATGGACAAGCATGTAAGCAAGCTACTATAAGCCTTCCTAATTTACGCTGGCTGCATTGGATACATTCAGTGCACAAGCTTGTCTTCCCAAACAATACGGACAGAATCAGAGTTGCAGAACAGTTTAGGGGATTTTCTGACGATGTTAGAATTATCCCACACATAAAGGATTTGCGAACGTTCTTTGATTTTAATGAGGACACTTGTAGATTTATTGATAAGTACCCTGCGATAATGCAAGCAGATGTTGTTCAGGTTCTTCCTGCTTCGGTTGATAGACTATCTTCCAAACGAGTCAAGGAAGTTATGAACATGTTTGCCGAAATGAAGATGCAAGGAAAATCGGTATTTCTTGTTATTGTAAATCAATGGGCAACCGGAAGGAAGCAGAAAGAAGACACCAATATATATCGAACACACGCAATGAAAAATGGATTGATCGACCAGAAGGAATTTGCTTTTACTTCGGATTTTGAATCACCAAAGTTTGATGTTGGTATTCCAAAAGAAATGCTGAGAGAATTATTTCAGTGTTCTAACCTATTTATCTTTCCAACAAGAGAAGAGAGTTTCGGATTAGTTGTTCCTGAGGCTTCATTGGCAGGGGGAGTTTTTATGGTTCTGAATAAGTCGTTGCAGATGCAAGTTGAAATCAGTGGTAACTTTGCGACATACTTTGAGTTTGGTTCACATACACAAACATTCAACCCCGATGACCCAGCAAAGTATTATCACGACCTTGCTATGATTACTATTGCAAGGATGAAAGAGAATGAATCGGTAATGACTAAGACGTTCATGCGACAAAGGTATAACATGGATAATCTTTACAGGACATTTTATGAACCAACAATGATGGAATTGAAAGGGATATAAAATGACAGGACATAGAACTTGGTTGGGGGATGAAGGGTTGAGGATTGTTGCTTGCCATCAGGAAGGGGAACTGGCAATTATCAGAGATGTTGTTCTTGATTTTAAGCCAGAGTTAATGGTTGAATTAGGAACATGTGTTGGTGGAATTACTTTACTATTGCATCAATGTTTCCCCGATATCCCTTTGCACTCTTTTGATAATAAGTCAATAGTGAAGAGTGCAAAGAAAGCTCGGAGCAGTCTTACTATTGAGCTACTTGAAAGATTTCAGAAGGAGGCATTCAATGAAAATGTTGAGTTCCATGTTGCAGATGTGTTTGCAGATGGGAAGTATATTGTTGAGTGCCTTCTTACAAGTGAGAAAAGAAAATTCCTTTACTGCGATAATGGCAATAAGGACATGGAAATAAATCTGTTTGCAAAATGTTTATCTATAGGAGATGTACTTGGAGTGCATGATTGGGGATTTGAAGTTGGATGGGAATGGGCAGGAGTAAAGGAAACCCTGTCTTCTTTTGAAGAGATGAGTATAAATGAAACGCTCAGAGATAAATTTTTAACAGCAAGATTTTTTAGGAAAATAAAATGAATAAATTTGAAGTAGTAATACCAGTTGTTAATGTTGATTTATTGGTTAATCTTTTTGATAGCATATCTATCAATACTTTGTTGCCAAGAAAAATTATTATAATAAATAATACTGGTAGCTCAACTAATTGGTTATTTAATAGAGCGGTTCCTTTTCTTAATAAAAAAATAACTGTTTACGTTTACTACTCAAAAACAGGACTTTGCAATGAATCAATAAATCTTGGCATTACTAAACTGTCGAAAGACTGTGATTATGTCAGCGTTTTGAATGATGATATCGTTCTTACTAAAAATTTCTTTCAGAGAAATGCAGACTTGTTACAGGATAAAGCTTGTGGTGTGTCTTGTCCTTTTACTGTTCACTCTATGGATGAGTTAAAAATAGGGGAAGTTGAAAAGCAAGTGATGAGAAAAAGAGAAGGGTGGGCACTCACAATAAAGAAAGATGTGCTTGATAAAATTCCTTTGTTTCCATCTGAAAGAATAGCCACATTTCATTGGGATGATTGGATTTGGTTTCATACATGCAAAGATTTGAATTTTTATTGGCTAAAGGACAGAGGAAACATGGTCTTTCATCATGTAGGGTCTTCGGTAGCTAAGTTAGGTTTTAAAAAACACAAAGCAAGAGAGCGTCTTGAGTTTAATAAAATAGGTCAAGAAAAAAAGTGGGGTAGAACATGAGATTAGTTTTTCTTTACACAAGTTTTGGTCCCAATCCTGTGGGTTCTAATACATACTGGAACCCAAGGGACATTACGCAGAATTTTTATGCTGTGAATATAAATGGTCTTTTATCTGAAGGCTATTTTTATATGCTTAAAAGGATGTTAGAGGAAAAGGTAGTAGATGACTTAGTTATTTTCATTGAATCAAGTAAGTCTCCCGGCTGTGTTCACTTGCAAGGAATCCCATGTTATGTCACTCCTCAGATAGAATATATCGAAGAGTTTTTAAGGGAGGACGATGTTATCTTTGCGAGAGGTGGATTTAGAACTTGGTTTCCTTTCCTTGAGAAAATGAAAGCACAGAAAAGATGGCTTCTTTTGTATGCAGCAAATACAGGAAGGCAGAGATGGAAATTTTGGGATGTTATTTTCGATGATCTAACAGGAAAGCATTCTTATGACATACACAATAGGTTCTTTTTCGATTTTAAGAAACCAATACATGAAGACATATTTTATCCAACGAAAACAGAAAGGATTTATGATATTTGTATAGGTGCTTCTCATATACATGAGAAAAAAGGACAGTGGAAAACAGTCGAAGCAATAATTGAATATGAAAAGATGTTTGGTAAGAAATTAAAGTGCATCATGCCGGGGAGAGGGAACCGTGGAGTAAACACAACTAATATAAAAAATAAGGTGAGAGACTTCCACTTGGATATCACTTTCCCCGGCATGGTTACAAGAGATGTTGTCTGTGAGATAATGAATCAATCAAAATTGTTTATGTATCTTGGTGGGGGTGGACAGAACGATAGAGGTCCCTTAGAAGCTTTGAGATGTGGAACTCCCATTATGATTGCCAATCCTCCCAATCATTCTCCTGTTGTTTATAGCAACCCACAAGTTTGTGGTGTAATTGAGAACAGCGAAAACTTTCAATTGGTTGCTAATGAGATGCATGATGTATTAAAACAAACGAGTGAAGGGAAACGAGAATATGTTTCCAGTTATTTTCAATCTTCTTGTGGGTTGAGTGAGGTTATCATTCCAGACATGAGAAAATTGTTTAATATTATAAGGGCAAATCCTGTGCCCAATGCAGAGACACTTAAAAAGGAGTATCTATGAAAATACCAATAGGAATACTTACATACAGAAGACCGGAGTATCTTAAAAGAACGATTGAATCTTTTTTAGATTTGAATAGTGATAGATTAGATATGTTTCCTTTACTTCTACTTATACAAGGAGGCTATGATAAGGAAACTGATTTGGCAATTGAACAGTTTGAAAAGCATATGTACAGGATATATATTTCGGAAGAAAATTTAGGCTGTGCAGCAGGGTATAATAAAGTAATGGGGTATGCTTTGTCAAGAGAAACGGATTTGGTTATGCATTTGCAGGATGATTGGGAATCGAGAGAATCTTTATCAAAATATATTGATGAAATTATCAATGTATTTGAGGAGCATCAGGACATTGGTTATATGCGATTGAGAGCTTGGAGATTAGGCACCCGTGTCTGTGGAAAGAATAGAATAACGAGAGAGGGAATTAAATATGATAGTGTATCTGAGAATATAGCCAAATCTACTGCCCATTTCACACTCAACCCAACAATCATAAGAAGTGTTGTTTTAAGGAAAATGCTCCCAATCACAAAAGAACTAAATGCTATGCACAAGTACCATGAACTTAACATGAAAGCTGCTCAGTTATATGCCAATTGTTTTCGTCACATAGGAGCAGATAGGGCAATGGAAGAGGGCAAAAGGTGGATAAAATGATTTGCGGATATATGCATGTTTATCAAGTACACAATTGGTCAGAGATTATGGAGCAACAGCTTTACAGAATAAAGAAGTCGAGTCTTTTTAATAAAATGGAAAAGTTGTATGTTGGTGTAATTGGAAAAGAACCAGTAAGGGCTCTTGGTAAGAAAATAGAAATAATCTATCAAATAGATAAGCCAAAATTATATGAGTCGCTTACTCTTACCTGTTTACATTTGAACTCACACACATTTAATGGACAAGTTTTCTATACCCACACAAAAGGGGTTTCTCGAAACTCTCCACAGCCCCAAACTGATTGGCGAAAAATGATGGAACACTTTATAATTGACCGACACAAGGAGTGTTTGAAGGAACTGAATAAAAACGATGTTGTTGGCATTAACTGGCATCTTGGGAATGGGCATATGAATGCCAAAATTAAATTTGCTGAAGGAGCGAAAGTAACTCCTCACTTTTCTGGAAATTTCTGGTGGGCAAATACAGATTATATTAAAAAGCTTCCCATATTATTTCCATTGAAGAGTAGATATGATTGTGAGTTTTGGATAGGGAAAGCAGTTCCTAAAATAGCTGAGTTGTGGCACACAGGAATACACCATCATAGAAAAACATATGAGGAATCGGAATATATTGGAAAGATCAAAGCTCAATATTACTATGGGAATGAAAGAAGACATAACGTTGCATAGATTATAGGAGAAATCACATATTATGAGCATTGTGGACAGTTCAGAGAAGAGAAAAAGGATATTATCAGAGCTTGAAACAACGATTTTGGATTTAGGAGTTGATGACGTTCCTGTTTTTGGTGGGAAATACGAAGGAGGGATTCATTTACAACAGGTTTCTGATGAGATATCTGAGTGCATTTATGATTTGGTAAATATGAACTTCAATGTAAAGTTGAATTTTTTAGAGATTGGTGCTGCTGCTGGTGGGAATACATATCTGTTTAATCACTTTTTTAATTTTGAAAACATAGCAATTATTGATGATAACAAACATAAAAAATATGCGCTCAGACAAGAAATATTAAAAGACGTTCCTCACAGTGAGTTTATTGGTAATTCTCACTCGGAGCAAGCAGTAAAATTTTTGGAAAATCTTCAATGTAATTATAACATAATATTTATTGATGGTGACCATAGTTATGAGGGGGTGAAGCAGGATTTTGAAACGTACAAGAAATTTTTAAACTACAGTGGTTTTGTTATTTTCCATGACACATATTTTTGTGAAGGAGTTAGACGCTTTGCAAATGAGTTAAAAGAAGAGGCACTTTTGTTTAATCCCCACCACAATGATATACAGCCGATAAAATTCTTTGGTGAGTATATAAGTGAAGGGAAAAGAAAATTAGGAATTACAGTTTTTCAAATTTATTCAATCCCAAAATGGAGGGAAAACGATGGAATGTAGAATATGCAATACAACTCTGAAGAAGTTTTTAGATTTAGGGAAACAGCCAATCGCCAATAAGTTTTTGAAAGCAGATGAACTTTTGAATGAGAGATACTACAAACTTGAGATGTTCTTTTGTCCCGAGTGTTATACGGTGCAGATAGGAAACTGTCCCTCAAAAGAAGATGTATTCAATGATGAGTATGCCTTTTATTCTTCAACTTCTGAATACATGAAACGACACTTTGAAAATCTGGCAGTGGGGATAAAAGAGAGTAAGATGCTGCCAAGAAATGGTTTTATTGTTGAGATAGGAAGTAATGATGGTACATTTCTAAAAAACTTTAGGGATTATGACCATTTAGGAATTGAGCCATCGAGAAATGTTTGCCTTGCTGCGAGTGAAAATGATATGGTGTGTTTGAACAGATTTTTCAATGAAGAAACTGCGAATTGGATTATTGATATGTATGGCAAAGCTGATGTGATAGTCACAACAAATTGCTTTCCACATATGATTGATAGAGGGTCAGTACTCAATGGGATAAGGAAGTTGATGAAACCTTCAGGAATATGGATAAATGAAGAAGCATATTTACAGAATATAATAGGCAAATGCTCTTATGACCAGTTCTATAATGAGCATATTTATTTTTCTTCCATTGCTTCATTTAAAAAAGTTGTGAAAATGTATGGCATGAACTTATGGAATATGCGATTAATTCCGGTACATGGTGGGTCTATTAGATATTATACCACACATGGAGATATAGCGCCTTCTCATCAATTTAGTATGAATGATTATGAAGTCAAAGAAAACTTAAATCTGTTTTGTAGGTTTGAGCAGTTTGCAGAAGATGTTAAAACAAGACGGCATATATTTTTAGATAAGATGCTCGAATTAAAAGGGGATGTTGTTGGATATGGAGCAACAGCGAAAAGCACAACAGTATTAAATTATTGTAAGATAGGTAATAGTTTAATAAGCAGGATATATGATACGACACCTATCAAGCAGGGAAAACTTAGTCCGGGGATGCATGTTCCAGTTGTACCTTATTATGAATTTGAAAGAGATAATCCTAAAAATGTGGTTATGTTTGCTTGGAATCATATGGAAGAGATTATGGAAAAAGAAAAGGGAAAGGATATCAATTGGATTCTACCAATATAAATAAATATGTGTATATACATATTCCAAGATGTGCTGGTACCTTTACTAGAGATGTTCTTAGGAATACTTTTGGAATAAAAAGAGTGTATCGAGATTTAGCCTATAAAAAGGAAGCCAAGCTGCACAAATCACAAAACAAGGAAGAACCATTTATTGTCAACCGTTTTGTTTTGTGTGAACGAGTGTACCCAAAAAGATTCCACATTATTGACGAAAAAAACTATGACATTATCTTTGGTCATTTTACAATAAGAAAATATGGAATGATGGGTTGGCCTTTTATTACTTTTTTGAGAGACCCAGTTGAAAGAGTTATTTCTGAATACAATGCTTTGAAGAGGGAAAATGAAAAATATTTTAATCTAAGCGTTGTAGAATATGCGAGTCTGAATCGAAACTTGCTAACATGGATGCTAAATGGCAGTATTGATGACCTTTCTTTTATCGGATTTGTAGAGAAGTATGAGGAGAGTTTAGAAAGACTTGAATCTTTTTTAGGCAAGAAAGTAATAAGAATTGGTAGAGCGAGAAAAAACCATAGTAATTATAAAAACAGAAAATACAAGAAATATATGCCTACTGATGAAGAGAGAAAGATAATTGAATCTTTTAATAAATTAGACATGGAGTTGTATAGGGAAGCTTATGAAACCATTAGTTGATATTTACAAGGACAGTTTTTTCAGAACGAGAAACAAATTAATGTGGCGAGTTCCGATAGTGTGTGAGCCAATAGTGAACGAATTTGAACCACATTCAATTGTTGATGTGGGATGTGGGATAGGCGATTATGTTATGGGATTTCTTGGAGCCGGAGTTCCTTTTGCTCATGGAATAGAGGGCTCAGAAAACTGCATTCGCCATTTGGTTGTAAATCCAAAATATATAACCATTGCAGATTTACGGACACAACTTGATTTGCAGAAGTCCTTTGAGGTAGCAATGAGCTTTGAAGTAGCAGAACATATCGAGCCAGAGTATGCAGATATTTTTTTGCTTAATCTTACCAACTTAGCTAATCGAATATTGATAACTGCGGCTCCTCCCGGACAAGGGGGACACTATCACGTTAACTGCCAACCAAAAGAATACTGGATAGACAAATTCAATCTTCTTGGATACGACAATATTCAAGAGAGAGCCGAGAACATTAAGAAGTTTTGGGAGCCTTGGAAACACAGGAAAGAAATATATGGAGGCTATTATAACAATCTACTGTATTTTGAGAGGAGGTAGAAATGGATATTGATGTGACGATTACAGCTTGCAGAAGACCAAAAGTTTTGGCAAGAACGATGGTTTCATTTTATGAAAATATGTTATCTGGTCATAAATGTAGGGCAGCTATCAATATTGACCCTATAGGAGATGGGGATGAACAGGAAACATTGGTTAATTGTCAAATAGCTTGCAATATTGGAGCTTATAGATTGCCAAAACAAGCAAACTTTTCAAAAGCTTTTAAATGGGTTTGGCAAAACAAAGGGGATGCAGAATTTGTATTGCATTTAGAAGATGATTGGGAATTATTGAAGAAAGTAAACATAGAACACATGGCAAATATGTTAAGAAGACATCCGAAACTTGCTTTGCTTAGATTGCCTCAGTTTAAAGCTGATGGGGACAAGATGAAAAATTGGAACAAGTTCTTCCCATGGAATGGGGAGTACTTTGAGTGTCCAGAAGAGTTGAAGATGTCAGTTGGCTTCTGTGGACATCCATCACTTATAAAAAGGGAGTTCATTGATAACACTGTAAATTATATTGATACAAACAAAAACCCTGAGAAGCAGTTTCACAGAGGTCCCAAAGAGATAATGGAAGAAGTTGCTAAATGGAGTTATGGTGTTTATGGAACACCTAAAGAGTCTGCATTTATCCGAGACATAGGAAGAAAATGGATGATTGAAAACAAATGGAAGAAGAAAGGAAGCAAAGCATATTTTATGGAGTGGGAGAAAAACTAAAAGGAGGTTATTATGAATTACTGCGACCCGGAAGGATTTAAAAATGAATTAAGAGAGATCAAAAAGAAAGGGAGAGATACTTTCTTTTCTTGGTTTGATGGAGGTGAGACAGTAGACGGAGCATACGAGAAAGCAGAGGATATTTTTTATCGTTTAATGCTGCCTTGGGCTAAAAAACACTTGGGAGATTTGAGCAATAAAATCTCTTTGGATATTGGCTATGGTGGGGGCGGACAAGTCCTTTCGGCTTCCGAGCGTTTTAAGTATGCTACAGGGTTGGATGTACATGATGAAATCGGCTTTGTTGAGGCAGAGCTACGAAAAAGGCAGGGTGGAGAAAATAAAAACACTGCTTTGTTTATATCTAATGGTGATACTATTCCTATGGACAGAGATTCAATTGATTTTATTCATTCATGGGTTACCTTTCTCCATCTTGGAACTATTGAAGTTGTGGAATCTTATCTAAAAGAGATGTTCCGAGTTATGAAAGAGGGAGGAGTTGCAGTTATCTTTTTTACTCGTTTAGTTCGGAGTAATCGAGTTCAAAGTTTGAAGCAGTATACGGCAGACTTGAGTAAGGAACAGACAAATAAACTTGGATACAGGGAAGGAGGTCCCTTAACAAGAGTCAATCTACCAAATTTTGTCTTGTCCTTATGGAAGATGCAAGAGCTTGTTAGAAAACATGGTTTCAAACTATTGGATACAACACGCTCACAGGATGGGAAGAATAAGATATATGGTCAGCATGGAGTGGTGTTTCAGAAACCTAAAAAGGAAAAGTTGGATACAAGGAAAAAGAAACCAATAATCATCAAAGTAAAGAAAGGAAAAAAGAAATGAGCAAACTATCAATCATTATGCCATTTTGTAATGAATTTCCCCAATTGATGTTTACTGTTCAAGCAGTAGCACAGTCACTTTTGGGTAGAGTCGATTTTGAACTAATCGCAATTAACAACTACTGCGAAGAAGTCAAAGCACAGAACAGAGAGCAAGACAAAGGTGGGGAAACAATAAAAGCATGTCAGCGAGGGAACAAATGGCTAAAGTATCTTGAATATACAGATAAGCTTTCTCATTGGCAGTCAAAGAATTTGGGAGTCCAACATTCAACAGGGGATATTTTGTGGTTTGTCGATGCCCACTGTGCTATCTCAAGAGATGGATTGTTTGACATGTTTCATTATTATATTAAAAATCAAGATAGATTAAATGGAACAATTCATCTTCCATTGACATATAAAATACTTGAATGGCACAGACTCATTTACAAGCTGGCTGGGGAAATCGAGCAAGGAAATCTACATTACTCCTTTACAGGATACCGTGCAGCAGATGAGCCCTACGAAGTACCTTGTATGTCAACGTGTGGAATGATGATATCAAGAGAAATCTACGATAAATTGGGAGGCTGGCCTGTTGAGCTTGGAATATACGGAGGTGGAGAGAACTTTATTAACTACACTCTTGCTGTTTTAGGAATGAAAAAATGGATAATGACGGGAGGCGGAACGCTGTTTCATCATGGGGAGAAACGAGGCTATCATTGGAACGGTGACGATATGATAAGGAACAGATTTATTGCTAATTATATGTTTGGTGGGGACAAGTGGTTATCCTTAATGAAAGAAAATCGTAAAGGGAGAAAAGAAGTATTGACAAAAATCTATGAAGATGTTAAGGCAACCTGTAAAAAACACAGAGAGTTTATTAAAACTAAACAGGTAATTTCTATTGAAGAATGGCTAAACAAATGGAGGTGACTGAAATGAAATTTAAACATTTAATAATAGGGGTTCTTATTGGGCTGCTACTTGGTGGAGGTATAGTTTTTGCTAAGTGGTCTGACTACGGGGAATTAGCATCTGGCAACATAGTTGATGGTGATGATTTTCTTGTAAGAGATGTTTCAGATGAATCCCTTGCTGCTACTGGAACACAGAAAAGATATAGTTGGGCTTCAATTAAGACAGATTTGGGCTCTGCCGGATTTGGTGGAGATATAACAGCCGTTCTTGACTGTGCCTCTGGCGATTGTGATGATTTAGTAGATGCACCCACAGCTTTTGCAAGCACAGACGCCACTCCTGATGTATCAAGTGGAGCAGTATTTATAACCGCAAATGCAAGCGGTACAACAATAACGGATTTTGATACTGAATTAACAAATGGTAAAATTATCTTTGTTATTGTGAATGATGCAAATACTACCTTTGATTTTACAGGCGAAGGGCTCGAAGGAATGTCCAACGATTATCTTGCAGATACAGGCGATCTTTTAATTTTTGTCTATACGACTACAGACAATCAATGGCACGCCACTATGTTTCCAAAGGAAATGAATGTGACTCTTGGTGGTTTTACTGCAACGAGGTCTTTAGTTTCAGATGGAAGTGGAGATGTGATAGTTTCGTCAGGAGTTACTCTTGAATCTACTGCAACGATTGATTTAGACACTCCCGAAAAAGCAAGAGGGGCAATGATATTTAACAATGCCAACACTGTTCTTGATGTTACTTTGCCACCAGCAGCAGCCGGGTTAGAGGTATGGGTTTATTCTCTTTATGCACAGGTGGTAACTATTGATGTTGATGACGGAGTTGATGTTATTCTTCTCAATGGAGCAAGTGTGGGGGCAGGAGATTCTATTGATTCCCCCGGCACAGTTGGAGATTTTATTCATCTTGTTGCTATAGATGCTACTTATTGGGTAACTCTTGAACGGTCTGGTACATGGATTGATGGGGGACCATAATGAAAAAAACACTTATATGTCTTTTTATTTTATTGATGCCTTTATTCTGTTTTGCTGCCCCAAGTGTAACAGGGGTATCGGGAACATGGACACATGGTGAGGCTGTTACAATTTCAGGTTCTAACTTTGGTACAAAGTCTCCTGCTGCACCTCTTATGTGGGACGATGCTGAAGGTAGAACCAGAGATACTCATACGGCTCTGACTTCTCATGGATGGGATTATGTAAATCAGATTGCATATGCTTTTGACCCTGAATATAAATCTGATGGGTTCAGAAATGTGTCTGCTGCGCATAGTCAATCTTTGCAGCATATAGCTTTTGGACACGATTATAGCTCTAACCCCTCAAATCCTGCAAACACAATGGATGTTGGGATGGATGCTGGGTCAAACCAAGCTCAATGGTTTATGATTTGTTATTATAGACTTGACCCGCTTTTTCCTGAGTATGAATCAGGGAGCAATATTAAAGACTTATGGCTTGCTGTTGATGGGTTTGATGAGTCTGGTGACCCACACAATTATTTCTATCAAGATCAGGATGCTCTAACAGATGCCGAGACAATAGGTTTTGGTCTATTACAGGGGAATAGTGAGGGGGATTGTGATGTTTTGTGGTTTAAGGATTCTCCGTATGACGACAGGGGAAATAACCCTTTTAATGATTGGGTTCACTATGAGTACAAAATAGGGACAGATATTGGGTTAGAAAAGTTGTCTATAGATAATGTTCCTAGTTATGGTTATGATGAAGCTGACTGTATTGGGGGTAGAGGGAATACTCGTTATATTACAGTGGGGACATACTACAGGAAAAACTCAACCCTTGCTACAGACGATGATGCTTTTAGGCATTATGACGATATATATATTGATATTACGTTATCAAGGGTGATGCTTGCTAATAATTCAACTTATTCAAGTGCAACAATTATAGAACCACAAATACCTTCTGCCTGGGCTACTGGTGAAATAACAGTTACAGTAAATCAAGGAGCAATACCAGATGGCACGGCATATCTTTTTGTATTTGATAGCTCCAATGATGCTAATGGAACAGGTTATGAAATAACATTGGGCGATGGTGAAGAAGGAACTTGTTTTATAGGGGGCTCCCAAACAATAAAAAGCGGAAGCCAAACAATGATTTTTAAATAAACAAAAACATCATTATTTAAATTAATTTAAGAGAAACAACCAATGGCTAATGGATTTGTAACAACAACCCCAAGTGTAAGGCATGGTACAAACGATGTACAGTTAGATGCTGGATTCGTTGTGTGCCAGAAATTTACTTGTCCGGGCAGTGGCGCACAGGATATTTCAGAAATTGGGGCATGGGTAGAAGATTCTGGATTTGAATTTAGATTGGCTATTTTTACAGATGATTCTGGAAATTCTTGCCCAGAAGTAATAGTTGCTAATTCCGAAAGTGCCACTTTATCTTCAGAAGCATCTATGGCAAAAACGAGCCATACATATGGAACAAATCCACAGCTTACGGGTGGGGTTGATTATTGGATTTGTGTATTTTTTGATAATTTAATTAATATAGATTATTTAAATAGCTCAGGTGAAAATTCTTTATATGTTACTGGCTATACAGCATATACTTGGCCTACCGCTACAGATTGGCATACTAATACACCTGCTGCTACTTTCGACCTTGGTATTTACGCTGTTTATGCAGCTAGTGGTGAAACCACTACATCATCTACAACCACTTCAAGTTCAACTACAACCACTTCAAGTTCAACTACCAGTACCATAAGTTCTACATCATCTACAACTACTTCAACTACAACCACTTCGAGTTCAACTACAACCACTTCAACCACATATCCACCAGTAATATTTGATGAAGGATTTGAGGGAATAGGATATGAAGAAGATAATTGGACAGTAGAATCAGGGATTGGCACTATTAACCCAGATTCCCCTGTTTCTAATGCTGGTTCTCCTACAACGTGGGGGGATAAGTGTTGCTATATAGATATAGTAGAACAGACATATTTATATCAGCAAGTTGCTCCAAATGCCAAATATTGGAGAGTTGAGACGGTTGTTACTTCGGAGAATATTGATGATGGGCAAGAATTTATTATTTGTTCTGGGTACACATATGTTATAGGATTTGCTTGGAGTGTTGGTTGGTATAGGAATTTTTCTGGTGACATTCAATGGCGTATGAAATGTCGGCATGATGGAACAAGTAACTATTACTATGGATTAAAAACACCAAGACTAGACACACGTTATCGAATAGAAGTTAAATGGGACGCTGATACAGATACATGGGCGTGGCGACTTGATGGAATAAATCAGCCAAATAATATTGATGATTCTGAACCTGTAACGTCTGAGGGGACACTCACTGATAACCACGTGCCCGACACCGGAGCAATATTTCTTGGTTCTGGGGATTTAACCTCTGCAAGTATCTATGTTGATTTGGTATCTGCTCGTACTTTTGATTGGGTTGGTGGAGACCCAATAACTACTACTACAACAACTTCTTCAACAACTACAACAACTAGCCCACCAGTATTAGAAGGATATGCTTTTGGAGAACAAAATCCAACTGATGAAAACCAAGAATCTTGGGCAACATGGTCAGATGGAGCAGCAGGAAGCCCAACAATAATTGGTGATGCTGATTGGGGGCAATTGAAAGTCTGGTTAAATGCTTCAGGACAAAGTGCTGTTAAAGATTTAGGAAGCACAAAAAACAGAATAATCGTAGTAAAAAGGGATAAATATGGCAGCGGTTCTGGTAGTATAACTATCTATATAAGAGGACAAGCAACATCATTTACCCAAGATGAAGGTAGTCCTTCTTGGGAAGAATATACCACACCCGTAAATAAAAATTGGAGATACATACAAACAAGGATAGAATATACAACATAGACGGGTTTTAATTATGGCAATAATACAAGATGAAGGAGGTTTTGAAATACAAGATGAGTCGGGGGTAGGCATTGCTGATGAAGCGGGAGGGACATCTACAAGTACAACTACTACCACTTCTTCAACAACTAGTTCAACTACATCAACAATGTCAACTACATCAACAATGTCAACTACCAGCACTACCGAATTTGGTGCCACAACACACTCAACAACAACCAGTTCCACTAGTTCAAGTACAAGTACCACCTATCCATTTAGTTTAGTTGACGACCTTGTATTGGCATGGAGTTCAACAACAACTAGTTCTTCAACTACCAGTTCTTCAACTACCAGTTCTTCAACAGCAAGCACCAGTTCTTCTTCAAGTACCACAAGTTCTACTGCTTCAACTGCGAGTACCACCAGTTCAACACACACTACCAGTTCAACAGCCAGTTCAACTACCACTTCTTCCAGTACTACCAGTTCCACAGCCAGTACCACAAGCTCAACACATTCCACAATTAGTACCACATCCAGTACTTATTCGTCTACATCATCTACCGCCTCGACAATAAGCACCACAACTTCGAGTTGTAGTTCCACTTCCAGTACAGCCAGTACCACAAGCTCAACTGCCTCAACTACTAGTTCAACGCACACTTCTTCCAGTTCCACAGCGAGTACCACTTCGTCCACTTATAGTACCATAAGCACCACAAGTTCGACTGCGAGTACCAGTTCTACCGAATCCACAACATCTACTTATAGTACCACAAGCTCGACTTCGCCCGGAGATACGACACACTCAACTACCAGTTCAACATACAGTACCACAAGTTCTACACACACTACAACTTCAAGTACAGCCAGTACCACAACTTCGACACACAGCACAACATCCAGTACAGCGAGTACCACATCCAGTACACATACGACTACCAGTTCAACTGCGAGTACTTTGTCTACCACAAGTAGCACACACAGTACCACAACTTCGAGTTCATTTTCGACTACCAGTTCAACGCATACTACAATAAGTACCACTTCGAGTACTTATTCAACGATAAGTACCACCAGTTCTACTCATAGTACAAGTTCGAGTACCGCTTCGACTACCAGTTCAACGGAGAGTACGACCTCAAGCTCAATGAGTACAACGAGCAGCACACATACAACTACCAGTAGCTCAAGCTCAACTGGCAGCACTACTTCAAGCTATTCAAGCACGACCAGCAGTCATTCTACGACATCTACAAGCCAAACAAGCTCAACAGTGTCAACTACCAGCAGCACGGCGAGTACCACATCCAGTACAATGACAACTCAGACAGGAGGGACAACTACAAGTTCAACAACCACTTCAAGTTCGAGTTCAACAACCAGTTCAACGTATATACCATCTGACCCATTATGTATTTTTAAGCATGAGGATACCAAAGTAAGATATAAACATAAAGTAGTACAAACAGTTTTCAAGGAGGTGATCTAATGGCTTCAGTAGAATCTTTTGAAAAACAGAATTATGAGTCTTTCTTTATTGCGGCTGATTTAGTAGACGTATTAGAGACGGGGGAAATAATAGACTTAGGAAGTACAACCATTGTGGCGGTAAAAGAGGACGGAACGACAGATGCAACAAACATTGTTTTGCAGCCTCTAACAAAAACATTAGATGACTCCCCCGATGGTGGAAGTAATAATATGGTCAAGATTCGAGTCCAAGCAGGTGTGGAGGCAGATTCTCCATATAAGATAACATTCAAGATTCCCACAAGTTTGAACAACAAATGGGAAGTGGATGTTAAGCTGAAAATAAAGGAGCTTTAAAAATGGATTTCACAGAACATGATAGAAAACTTATTACTGAGCATGATGTCTGAGCATGATGTCAAATTAAGTTCGTTATGTTTAAGTATAAAAACATTAAACAAGGATATGAAAGACGGATTCAAAACAATATTTGACAAGTTGGATAAAAGCACAGAAGGCTGTTCAGATAATAGAATAGAATGCAGGAAGGAAATTGACAAGGAGCTAAAGAAGTTTTTTACCAAGACTGTTCTTATGTGGATTTTTTTCTTTGTCATCACAGGAATAGTTAGTTTAGGTGTCTTTACTGGTAAAATATCTTCTAAGGTAAGTGTGAATACACAGAGGATAGTAGACATGCATCCAAACAATAGGATAGGTGAATAAAATGATTTGGGAACCAAGTATAAAACTACTTCGAGTAGAAGAAAATTTTGACTATGGTACGTTTGGAAACTGGATTATCAACACCAGAGTTTTTTGCGTTACTCTTGAGCCACCTGACATAGAAAACTCAAGAAACATTTCCAGTATACCTGCACAGCAGTATGAGTGCAAACGATACTCTTCTCCAAAGTACCCAGACACATTTCAAGTAATGAATGTGCCCGGAAGAGATAAGGTACTTATACATGCAGGCAATCTGAAAAAACACACAGAGGGTTGCATACTGCTTGCTGAGAAGTGGGGAAAACTGGAAGTGGCAACACAGGAAGAGAGAGCAATATTAAATTCTGGAAAAACATTTGACAAATTCATTAAAATGATGTATGGGGTTAATAAATTCAACCTAACTATAGTGGAGCATTACGGATGAACAAAAAAATTACAATACAGGAAGCGTTTAAAATCTTAGGCATAAATGCTGTGTGGGTAGATAGGCTTCAGCAGGTTAGCAGTTATGAGTCTACCTGTAAAAAAGTTGAGGAATTTAAGACAGTGTTAAAGAAAAGGAAGCGACAATTGATGCTTCAATACCACCCGGATAGAAACAATGGTGATGTTGAATCAACGAACAAGACTAAGGAAATTCTCAATCTGTGTACTATTTTTGAGAATATAAAAGTAATGAGACCCCAACCAGTTCAGCAACCAGTTGTTGTCCATTATTATTATCATCAATCTTATAGTAGTTACGGAGGTACTACTACTTCAACAAGTGGATGGTAATAAATTATGGAATGTGGTGGTTGCTCACTTTATTTTAAATCATTAGAAAAGGAGATTGAAAAATGGCTATTACATATAGTTTAGTAGCAGCAGATTGGACGTTCGACAATATAACGGGAGAGCTTCGTTATATTGGACACGACCACAATGGAGTATCACCATCGTATGCAACTGTGATCGAGCTTCATCGGTGGCTTGGTCAATTATCAGATGACCAGTCGCCAGCAAATGTAAGTGACAAGATGTATATTCCAATTCCCAAAGCGTCTGAACGATCAACAGACAACATCATAACACTCGTAAACGGCGTCAATATTGATGCAGTCGCAGCCCAACATCTTTATGACGGCTCTATTATTCAAAACGGTGGGGATGATATTTGGGATGGAATCTTAAATTTTGGTAATGCAAATGTGCAGATTCAAATAATTCGGAACGGTGCAATTATTACCGATGACTTTTGGAATTATAATGTGGGGGCTGCATGTGACTCAACCGATGGAACTGGTGCTACCATGACGGATTCGGGGGAAACTTGGGTATTGAATCAGTATGCTGGTTATACAATCAAAAACACTACTGATCTTTGCAAAGGAATTGTAGCCAGTAATAGTACTGGTGGAATTGCAACCTTCAGATCAACAGGGGAACTCGTTGGTGGCACGAACGATTATTTCACCAGTGCTGATAACTACTTGATTGGAGTCCCGCTTAATCCTTCACCTTCACAGGGCATTTCTCACAGGTTCCTAATTAAAGTTAGAGAAAATGGAGCAGATATTGACGGACGTAGACTTCTTGGTATTTGTCGTAGAATGGGCAACACCTTTGCATGGTTTCCGATTAATGGAACCGTCAGGGGCAACAACGTATTGTCTCTTGCTGATTCTCAAGACCTTAACTTTGATGAAGAACCACAAACAGTTGTTGGTGCTACTTGGGATTCTGAGTTTTCCGGTGAGGATTTGGGTTTCCAACAGTTTGATGTTGATGCCAACTTAACTGATGAGGATTATTTCGGCAAACTGACATGGACAGGCACCCACGATATAAACGACCTATTTCAACGTGCAATGGGCGAAACAGCAGACGGAACAGGCTATACAGTACACGGCTTGGACGGTGAGGTATTAAGGGGTGTTACGCACTCTTTTGGTTTTAACGGAGAAGCCGGCGCTATTGTAGTTAGTGATTACGATATGCTTGTATGGGGGACGTTTATAGACCACGATGCTCCAACAGGAGCCTTTACCGTTGGTGAGGTAATAGTTGATGAAGACCCAGCCGGCGGAACAGCACCATCCTTTTACGCTACTATATTGTCAATTGATGATACTGATGATTCGATGGTTGTTGTTATAGATTCTGGCGTTATTGGAAATACTCAGACTATATATGGACTGAGTTCTGGTGCTGATGCTGATACAACCTCCGACCCAACAGAAGTATCTGGTGGTGGTGTTGTGCATGTACTGGCAAATGATACTGCAAATGATATATTGTATGTGCAGGTGATTAAAGGTACAGTCCCGGCAGATGATGACACCTTATATTATGGTGGCACAGACTTATCAGCCGCTGACCATACTGATTATCTTTTGGTAGCAGATGAAGTTGATACCATTGCAGAGTTTTCAATTTCAAAAACTGCTCCGTACATAGGAGTTTCCACTGGCTCGGCTATTATTGGTTCTCATGGTGTTGGTATAGATAATATTAAATTAAATTCAACGGATAAAGTTCTGCCTCTTGGGGAAACAACTCCGATTTCACCACCGCTGTCAGCCACCAACACACTTTCAGGACTGGTATCTGCCGAAGATCAGATATTAGTGGCTCCGACAGATGGAACGACAGTTGATCGTCAGGGCGACCCAACTATGGGTGCAGCATTTTTCACTATAGCTACTATATTGAATGGTGGTGCGGAGGCAACTATTACTGTTAATGAGGACTTGTCCGATAGTGACATTGACGCATGGCTCCCGACTGCGGGTTACATTGATATTGTGAACGATGAAGGTCTCGTTGTAACCATTGAATACGACTCGTATGCAACAGGTCCCAACACGTTTACCCTTTCTTCAACTTATGACTTTTCTGGTTCCGGTGTGAACGATTCTGTAGCTGTGGATAATTACTGCTTTGTTTATCAGATGCACTTAGTAACAGCCCTGACAACCGGAGCAGAAGTAGCAGCCGCGGTGAATGAAATTGTCGGTAGTACACCAGATAGCGGAACTATCCGAATAGTGAATGATGATGGATTCCATATCAGACACCCGTATTCAGTCTATAACGATGGAACTGATATATTTACCATTACAAGTGCGGTTTTTGATGGTGACGGCTTAACAGAACAGGCAGCTATTGGAAGCGGAGTTTATGTAACTTACATAGACAAGGCGGCTGATGCAGCTACGGCGGACTTTGTAGCGGTGTATGACAATGATTTAAACTTAACTATCTGTATTCGGGACGGTAAGAGTACTCCGATTAAGGAAGATAAAAAGCGTTGGACGTTCTCAGACTCTAACCAAACATTTGGTGTAACAAGGACTTCGGATACATAATGTTGCCAAATCCAAGATATACTAGGCAGGGACATTGCAATCGTTGTGGGTGGTGTTGTTGTGAATATCATAATTGCCAAGATTTGATATATAAAGATGGTAAGGCAGTTTGTACTGTTTATGATAATAGACCTGACAGATGCAGAGTGTTTCCAGAAGCTCCACCTATTTTACATGAGGGTTGTGGATTTTGGTTTATAGACACTTGGGAAAATAATCGAATAGTTAAATATGGTAAGGACTTATAATGGCAGTTACAGTATCAGCAAAAAATTATACTCTTGTTAATGACTGTGAGGACGAAGGTTTATTTGTTGGTCTTACAGGGGGTGATGTAAGCGATTTTTTTAAATATGGTACTCAGTGTTGTGGGTATGAACTTTGGGGTGCTGGCTTAAATACCCTAACAGTAACGAGTAACGAAGATTTTAGCGGAGTTTGTCATGTTCGATGGTGGATGATGACTACCGTTCTCAATGAACTCGATACTGATGCTAATGGTGGAGTACAATTCTGGTGTTCCGATGGGGGCAATACGGGGTATTGGAATGTTACAGGGAGTACAACTTATCCTGGTGGATGGTATAATCCAGTAATTGATTTATCAAGAAGCGTTGATGCTGGTACAAAACCTGCTGCTATGGGGTCAATAACAACCTGGGGTTTTAGGTTTAACCTCACAGATGGTGCAAAGAAAACCCAGTCCCTTTGGATAGATCATGTTTCAACGTGTGATGGGCTTGTAATAAGTGGAGATGATGGTGGAGGCTATTTCAATCACGATGCTATAGTTTTAGCCGACCTTGCAACCACCCTTGCAACAGGCTGTATTAGAGAAATTGGTGGGGTTATTTATCTTACGGGGTTAATTGAGTGCGGTTTAGCTGCATCTGCCACAAAGTTTCAGGCCAAATCGCAAACAATAATATTTGAAAACAGGCCGGTAAATGCTGACCTATACTCTTATGATATTGTGGACGATGGAATTAATACGACTGAGTTTATTCTTGGAAATAAGGTTGGAACTGCTGGTGTTCAGGGGTGTCTTATTAGGGTTGAATCAATATCCCAGACAGCTAAGTTTGATATTGATGGTTCAACGGATACAGATGTTGACAATTTTAAATTATATGGAACCACATTTTTTGGCGGAGATAGCATTGATTTTGCTGGGGCAGCAGCAGCGGTTGAGATATTAGGATGTAGTTTTGAGGCTTGTGGTCAGATTGACCCAGATGATGCGAGTGTTTTGGGTTGTTTTTTTATTGATACATCTGATGGGGATGCTGCTTTATTATGGAATGAAAGTATTGATATAAGCAGTTGTAGTTTTATTGGCAACACAACGGGTGCGGCAATTGAAATGCCATCGGCTGTTGGAACTCCATACGATTATGATGCGTTATCGTTTTCGGGAAATACTAATGATGTTCTTAATTCGTCTGGTTCTGCTATCAGCATTTCCAAAAGCAACGGTTCAAACCCAACTACGTCAGAGGGCTCAACTGTTAATTTTCTGTCAGCGGCGGTTACAGTTCAGGCAACAATAACTGATTCGGCTGGAGAAGAAATTGAAAACGCTCTTGTTTATCTTCAAGCAGATGCAAAATCAAGTGGTACGGCAACAACTGATACAACCGACAAGCTGGTTGATACTAATGCCACTTTTGAAACTAATGGTGTGGCGATTGGAGATACTGCCTTTAATCAAACAGACGGTACTTCCACATTAGTAACAGCGGTTGATTCAGAAACATCATTATCACTTGCTTCAGATGCCTTTCCTGATGGTAACGAAGACTATCGGGTGGGGGGTCCCTTGCCAGACAAAGACGTTGTTACTATTGTCAATTCTGGGACTACCGCAACAGTAACACATGTCGCACATAATATGGTTAATAACGACCACGCCTATATTGAGGGTGGGTCGCTTATAGCAAATGAGGGTGTTTTTCAGATAACATATATCAGTGTTGACAGTTATTCTTATACGATGGGAAGCACCCCCGGTAGCAGTCCGACTGGTACGATTCTGTCAACTTTTGTGGGTCTTTTTGGGCTTACAAATGCAAGTGGGGTAAAAAACACAAGCCGTGTATACGGCAACAACCAACTACTTGTGGGATGGGGGCGGAAAGCGACCTCAAGTCCATATTACGAAGAAGCACCAATAAGGGGGACGGTTGATTCTGCAAGTGGATTGTTTGCAACAGGAGTTTTGGTGCTTGATGAATAGGAGGCAATCATGGTGAACAACGATGAAAGAAGGATTAAGGCTGGCGAAAGAGAAGTAGTTAGAGCTTCAGAAGAAGTTAATAGACGCAATGCGGAATCGGCAATACAGTTTGCTAATGGTACCAGAAAGATGGTGTTAGAAATGCGGGCTCTGTTTGACACTCTGCAAAATCATGTTATAAATCAGCTTGCACAGATAAATGAATTGCGGGAGCAACTGTCTAAACTTCAACAGGAAATTTATGCAAGGGGAACAGTGAGGAATAGCGATGGCGATTAGCGTAAATCCAATGACCAAAGAAGTTATCATTCCACAAGTTGATCTGTCCTTGGTTACAGGTACCCTATATGAGTTGGACGTAAACGATCTTAGATTGTGGTGTAAGGATTGGGAAGACAATTCAGACGGCGGGATAACTCACGAAAGGACTAATGACCATTTTACGGAATATACGGTTGCTGGTGTTACATATGCAAGAGCTATTATTTTTCTGCCACCATACAATTTTACTTTTGAGGATGGTCAATATTCTGTGCGCCTTACAGGAGCCAATACGAATTTGTTTGATGTGGAAAATAGAATTTTAAATCAAAATCAAGTACAGCTTATCCCGAGCAACTCAGCCGGATTGATTGTTGTAACACAGGGGTCAGGAGTTACAGAGCAAGACAAAATAGACATCATAGAAGGTGCGGCTGCTGCTGTCTTTGAAGAACAGACGGCAGACCACAAAGAGGATGGCTCATATGGTGCAGAATTGGCAACCAAAGACGATATTGCTGCAAGTTCTTCTGATATTTCTAATGCTGTTTGGGAACATGAAAATGCTATTTTTATAAAAGACATAGAAGGTGGAAGATGGAAGCGTGATGGCACCCAGATGATTTTTTATAAAGCTGATAATGTAACAGAGGTAGCACGTTTTGATTTAAAGAAATTTGACGGAACTCCCGCAACTGAAAGTGATGACGAAGTGGCAGAAAGAGTTCGGGTAACAACAACCAGTACAACACATTCAACAACCAGTACAACACATTCAACAACCACTACATCAACAACGGCATAAGATATGAGTATAATCACCAAGGGATATGGAGTAGCAAGTAGGATTATCACTAAAGGATATGGTGTGGTAACTACTGCACCTTCTGTTTTACTCGCTGTTGCTCGAAAGTTCTTTAAAACGGAGCGAGAAGTCTATTTTAGAAGAGATTCTATCGACTCCTATGCTCGTAGAATAGTGGTAGATTCCTATTGCTATGCGGAAGCTCAAGTATTTGAACGAAGAGAAGCTATGGACACATACGTTCATGCCAGAAAACAGGACGAAAGGTAACAATGAAAAAATTTAAGAAACAGATATCTGAAGAGTTCTTTGCACATGGCAGTATATTGAATGTACAAGAAGATGACGAAACAATAGTTCTTGGTACAAGTTCTATCACTGCTGTTGATAATGTGGCAACTGATGCTACCACAGATGTATTGGAAGGCGGAACAGAAGAATTAAGGGACGACCCAGATGGCAGTTTTACAAACAATGTTCTTGCTATGCGAGTAAAAGCGGGAACTGAAGCTCTTTCTCCATACAAAATAACATTCAAGATAGTAACGAGTAAGGGCAATAAATATGAAATAGATATACAAATGACAATCAAAGAACTTTGAAGGAGGTAGGTTGTGAAGACTTTAATATACGTTTTTTTGGGTTTACTTATTGCTTCGATTTGTTCGGCATCTGTAACACTTCGATGGGATGCCAATACAGAAACAGATTTAGCAGGTTATAAATTATATTATAAGATAGACACACCAGGGTCCCCTTATAATGGAACTGGTGCAACTGAGGGCAATTCACCAATAGACATTCCTTTAACAACAGTGGGTTTCGACCAGGTCAATCCTGAGTTTACGGTAAATGAATTAAGTGTTGGGAGTATCTATTTCTTAGTCCTTACTGCATATGACACAGCAAATAATGAGAGTGGCTACTCAAACGAAGTATTGACTTTTTATATGTCTGCACCAGTAAATGGGTTTGTGATTAATTCAAGTAATTATACTGCCTTTAATGTAAGTGGTAGAGCAGCAGCTTTCATTGATGTAAATATCTACTCTAACAATGTATTAATTGGAACAGTGGCACCCGATGCAGATGGAGTATGGTCAGCAGATATTAATTTTACTGGTGAAGTTGAGGGACCAATTAATATAGAAGCTAAAACAAATACACCTACAACTCTGTTGACATCTGATAGTGCGGCTGGCACGTTAAACTATTCAGCCCCTGACCCACCAATAATAACTCAATCATTAGTAGTTACTTCTGTTACTGCTACGTCAGTGGGTCTTGAATGGGAGGATATTCCTCAGGCAACTGGATATGTTGTGTATAGAGATGGTACAGAAAGAGACCGGACAGCAGACAACCAGTATACAGATGTGGGATTGACACCAGATACAACCTATGAGTATGAAGTATCAACAGTAGATAATGTCAATATTAAATCAAATTCAGAAAGTGTTACAACATCAGAAGAAAGCACAACTACACCACCACCCAAAAAGAAAGATAGTGGTTGTTTTATTAACTCAATCAAACAGTGAAGGAGGTAAATTATGGATTGGACAAAAGTAGTTGATTTGGTTAAAACATCAGCGCCAATACTTGGAACTGTTATTGGTGGTCCCGCAGGAGGTGCGATTGGTGGCTTAGCAAGTGGTGCAATTTCGTTAGTAGCTTCAGCTTTTGGGGTAGAGGATGTAGAAAATCCAGAAGTTATTTACAATGCCATTAAGGCTGACCCAGATGCCATAGTCAAATTAAAACAAATTGAATTAGAAAATAAGGTAGAACTGGCAAAATTGGCATTGCAGAGCAACCAATCTTATATTTTAGATACCCAAAATGCAAGAGGCAGGGAAGTAGAACTTACAAAAGCAACAGGTAAGAAAGAAATCAATTTATATGTTTTAGCATGGTTGGTTGTTAGTGGATTTTTTCTATTGACAACTGCATTGGTATTTATAACTCTTCCAAAAGATTCAAGTGGAGTTGTTTTTATGTTGTTTGGTGGTCTCGTTGCTGGGTTTACTCAAGTGATGAATTATTTCTTTGGGACAAGTAAATCATCTGGTGATAAAACGAACTTGTTGGCACTTAAAAAGGACTAATGGCAGTTAACTTTTAACAGGAGGTAAGTAAGCATGGATATTTTTATTGGCATTGTAGTCGGAGTTGTGGTTGGTGGGGTTATTATGTTTCTTGTGGCTCGAAACAACCAGAAGAAATTTAATGAAGCATTGAACATTGACCCTAAAGCGAAAGCTAAAGAGGCTCTTGCTGAGTTAAAGCGGAAAATTGGAAGTAAGATATAATTGATCTAACTCCCCTCTATTCTTTAGGGGGGAGTTCAAACAACCTGTCCCACTCATTATATAATTCCCTCAATGCATTCTTTTTTGAGTCTCTAATAGTTTCTAAGTATTTAATAGACCGTTTGATTTTTAGATAACTGAGCTTTTGGGCAATTGCGGCTTCTGACTTGTTCACATGATTTGCAATTTGTAAGTTGGTTTTGCAATCATAGTTAGCAAGCAGATAATCCATTTGCCACTCTAACCATTCAGCCATTACTTTTCCTTTACAGTACTTATTTTTCCCTTTTTAGATACATAGAAAGTTTTGTCCGCCGATATATTTATTTCATCTTGATGGGACACCATTATTATTTGAAGTCCGAGACTCGTAGATATCATTTTAAGCATGTCGGATACTTTGTGTTGCAAGTCTGGGCTAACATTCCTAAACGGTTCATCCAGTCCCATAGTAGCACGATTCTTTTTTAAAGACCAAAAGGATATCCTCAAAGCAAAGGATGCTATGTCAACGGCTCCGAATCCAGACCCTTCCAATGGATGATATTCATTCCCATGCTCTTTAAATAACAAGTCACATTCTGTCTTATTTCTTCTTGTTACAAATCTGACTACAAACTCGATGTCTTCATCAAACACCGAGCGTATAGCAGTCGTGACAAGCTTGGAAATGTGATATTCTAGATTGCTCTGCGTTATCCTTGCCACTTCTTGGAAGATTAAACGTGACTTCTCCGCATGTGTAGCTCTATCTTTATGAAAGGTATAGCTCTCTTCTAGACTACCAATTTGTTCTTCCAGTAATGCCTTTCTTGTTTTGGCATCCCGAAAGTGTTCTTTTATGCCTTCAAATTCTTCTAAGTTCATTACCATTCATATCCTTCCCTTAACACATTGTATTTTTTATCCAGTTCCTTCTGGCTTTTTTCCATCTTCTTTTTGATGTCCTTTAAGAGTTTAACAGCTTCTTCAACAGTGGCAACACCAAATCTTTCTTCCATCTGTTTGAGCAAAGTTTCGAGCATTCCCCCTAACTTGCTTTGTTCTTCCTTTGCTTCACCTATTGCCTCTTCCAATTCGTCCAGTTTCTTTTCAATTTCATCCATTCATTACCTCCTCTATTATGTCTAAAGTTCCTTGTTCGATTGAGTCTTCATTCTCTTTTATATATTGTTGTAGGTTTAATGCATAGTCAAGACCTTCAATCTTAACATTATCTTTTAATCGAGCAACAAATGCCTCAAGCTCTTTGTTTTCCTTCTTTTCCTTTTCGATTACAGACAAGTCAAATACTTTCTCAGCAGGCTCTATTGGTATGTAATGCTTTTCGATTGTCCTGTCTTTAGTATCATAGATATAAACACATGGCTTATGGTCAAGCTGTGCTGTTGTCATTCGCATTAAAGACCCACAATTGATAAGATGTTTTTTATTATTTTTGCCCATTGAAATAGAAAAAGAATTGTGGTTATCCCCAGCCACCACAAGGTCAAACTTATGACTGCGTAGAAAAATAGCCCCTTTAGTTGCATCTTCCTGTCCCTCCCATAGTTTTTTGTTTTTAATTACCATCTTGTGCATGACTAAGATGTGTATGTCTTTCTTTGGTGAGTCCTGATGTAATACTTTTGGAATGTCTTCAAACCATGAAGCTCCATATAGATGTATGTTTGCAAAGGAGTGTTCATAATTGATAATATCTAAAACTCTTGCAGCCTCTAATACCCTAAGAGGAGTGTTCTTTGTATCAGAACTATGGTATCTCAAATCGTGCTGCCCAAATATTGTTTTAATAGGACAATCATATGTTTGTAAAAGAATCTTTATTATTTCCCCTTTGAGAAGGTCATTTGCTTTATGACTGTCAAAGAAATCCCCAGGCTGTAATATCAATGAACAATTCTTTTCTCTTACAAGATTGAGAATGTAATTCAGTTTTTTCCACTGTGCTTTAAAATAATTGTCGATTCTTTTTTTAGGTTGACTTGTTGTTATATGCCAATCACCTGTTAGTAATATTTTCATTTTTGAAATCCTATTTTTAATTTTTCTGCTTCCTTTTTGTGTACTTCTATGTCTTCTAACCATTTAGAATGTCTAGTTCCTGTCTCCCACCACACACATTCATAAGAAACATTTAGGGTTTTGCCTCTAATACACACAGCTAAAATTATACCATTTCTATTAGGTTGCTTTATTTTTACTTTGCTGCCAATAGCCAAAACTTCCATTTTTATTTTCTCCAATGTTGTTGGTAAGCTCCACATTTCGAGCAAAACATATCTTTATTCGATTTTAGCAGTTGAGTTCTTTCCTTTGTATCAGTTCTGAGCGTGTCAGAGACAAAATTTAAGGACTTTTCCACTGTCTGAACGTCATTGTATAGCTTTTCAAGTTCATCATGCTTATTTTTCAACTCAGACAGTTCGGTAGATAATACTTTTGCCTCTTTTACATCACTATCAAGAGAAATGATGTCCTTGGCAAATTCCATCCCAGCTATTGTATTATTACATTGATTTACCAATGAGTTGAGTGCTTCTTTTTTTTCCTTCAGTTTTATTAATCGAGCTTGCCTTTTCTTTATTTGTTTGAATGATATTTCAATCTCCAACCATTCTTCTATCTCTGCAAGTTCGTTTTGCTTTCTTTTTATTTCCCTTCTTGATTCATCGAGAGTGTTATAATGTTTTTGCGTTGTCGATACGTTGCTGTATATTATATTGATTTGGTCTATTTGATTCCCAACGTCTTCCAGATTATCATACTTTTTTATCTCTTCCCTTTTATGTCCTATTTCATTTTTAAGTCTGCCACTTTCTGCAAGAGAAGAACTAATTATTCTGCTAACGGTTTTGTTAACTTCGTGGATGATCTCAAGACCTACTATCTTGTTCAATGCTTTAGCTACGTTGCCGGGAGTCTCTTGCAGCATGAAGAATTTTTCTGCCTGAGATTGAATGTTTATATTATTCATGTTGGATATGAGACTGACTTCTTCTGGCACATCTGTTCGGAGTGCTTCGAGTGGTTCACAATCACTTGCAATGTATCCGTTGAATTTGTTGTGCCTTTGTCTGCTAATATAAGTGCCATCATCAAACCCAATTGATGATTCTGTTATTTCTTTATTTGTGGAGAACCAAGATTTGAAGTTGAATCCTGAAGGTTTGTTTTGGAGTGCCCATATCATTGCTCGTATGAGTGAGGACTTGCCATGATGGCTTGTTCCTTTGATGTTATTCACGCCCTTGTCAAATTCAAGGAGTGAATATTTATGCCCTTGAAAGTTAGTTACTTCGAGTGCTTTAATCATTTCTTTTCCCTATGGATTAGATTGTATTAGTATTTTATGCCTGCAATACGTTGCCCGACTGCCAATACGTGATTTTCAAGTATTGTGATTCTTTCTACAATCTCTGGTCTACTGTGTTCATCTACCAAACGACATAGTTTGTGCAGCCGTTCTAATTCATTGTCAAAGTATTTGATATTTTCCATACTCTCTTCAACATACCAAGGATATTTCTTTTTAAAGAATTGCATTGAATCTCCTTTCAAGAAGCGGTGCCAGCAGGACGACCGGCAGACGGGGAAAGATAAGCTAACCCTGGCAGTTTCGTCCATTGTTGCCACCGGATACTGGCACGTTGAATTATCCTGCTTTTTTTATGTCCATAAGGTCTTCCCTTATAGACTTACAGGTTTTTATTAATGACATCAGTTTTTTCCTCAGACGAGTGCAAGCAACCTTTTGTCCTTTATCTGCTTTTTCAGCATCCGTCTGAAATCCATCTACTATTTGAACCATCTTGTCGATTTGTGGTGTAATCTTCATTTTACCTCCTTCCTCTTCAGTATTAACTTTTTCTCTTTTAAGATAAGTTTCGGTTCCTTCTTTGTCAACTGTGGCAATGATAAATATGTTGAATAACCAGATGATTCGGAAGAATATTTGCTTCTTCCTACATCAGACAATAATTTAAAAAATACATCTGCATCCAAGACAATAATTGGTTCATGTTGATTTCTTTTTACTACCAATAGCCAATCAGTTCCTTTTTTTTGATTCTCTTTAGCTTGGACTATCCACTTAGGAATTGACCAAGTTTCTTGATATTTACATTCAACAGCCCAAGGAAACATCTTTTGAGCTTTTCCGATTAAACGAACATCCGTACCAGACTGACCCATTTCTCTTGAAGCAATGAGTTCATCTTTCCCACATGGAATGCCAGTCAACTCAGATATCTTTCTCATCGTCCATTGTTGTAACCGTCTTCCTTTGGCTTTTGCAGACTGTACAGATATTCGTTTATTTTTTTTCATAGCTATTTATCCTTGAAGACGTACACTGTCAACCATGGTAGAGTTCTTAACCATGCACTTCCTTTGGAGTATCCGGTTCCTGCTGAAGACGAAGCACTTCTACCACGATTGTCCATATCATTTATAATTCCGCCAGAGCCATTCCATCCAACTCCCCAACCACTGTTTTCCGATTTAGTAGTTGCGCCTTCATCTATAAACATAATCTTTGTGCCTTGCATTATACAGGCACTCAGGACAGCCTTTTGTAATACGACAAAGGAAGAAACCATTTCCTTTGTATACTTTGGATTGGATTTGATCGTCAATATTCCAATGGCTTCCACTTTGTTCAAGTCAACTGATTTTACTACTTCTATCGACCCCGTTGGCTCTTCTTCGTGTCTTCCATTGTATGACCCACCAGAAGTGATGCACTTTCCTTTTCCCCATGCTTTGTCGTAATGCTTTAATGCGTGTTCATAGGAATAGTCTTTCTTAAATTTAGTAAGTAAATCAAATTTGGTAAACTCAGAGCCATGATTTGCACTTTCTTTATATGTTCCTAAAGGCGCAAATACAATATCTGGGACAACAAGATGATTCCGTTTTGTTTCTGCTTGTTCAAAGACAACATTTTGCTTTACCCCTTCATTGTGTGCAGTCTGTCCTTGTATCTGTCCTTGCTGTTGTCCTTGTTTGTTGTAATTAATATTTGTGTTTTTGTTTATATTGGTATTCACATTCTTGTTGAAATTGGCATTTGCGTTGACGCTTGTGTTTTTGTTTATGTTGGTATTTGTATCAATATCAATATCTCCAAGAAATGCCATTGACGGAGTTGAAATAAAAAATACCAGTAAGATTGCGAATAAGATTGTGTATAATTTTTTCATGGTTAGTTTCTCCTTTTTTTATAAAGTTGTGGTTTTTGTTTCAACCGAAATAATAATTGTTGAGCCTATTTGCATACGCAAATAGTCTACTTTTGGATTAAGCTCTTGCAGTTTCTTCCAATTCAACATATTGCCCGTATATTTTTGAGCTATCAAGGAGAGAGTGTCCCCTTCAATAACTGTGTGTGTTCGAGCTTTTTGTTGTGCTGGTTCTTCTTCGTCCAACTCTAAAATCACCTCCTTTATTTGTTCATTATGACCATTTTCTGATAGTCCTTTAAAGACAACAAACTTGCCCATTGAGTTATAAACATTTTTTACATATTGTTTATCGTAGTTTACATACTGCAAAAGGGCTTTCTCCATGTTGTTATTATTTTCACCCAAGTATTGTTTTAGCACAAAAGCACCAGAGTCAACGCCTGTTTCTATATCGTGGAAATCAAATCTGCTTTCTAAGTTGAGTTTTTTTACCCATACAGGCATTACCTGCATCAGTCCTCTTGCCCCTGCTTTGCTGCGTAGAGTTGGATTGAAATGGCTCTCCCGTTCCATCACTGCAATAATTGGGATGATTGGCAGATTATGTTTATCACTTGCAATTACAATGTTTTTGGCAATCTCTGTTGCAACAAGTCTTGGTATTGTTTTATTAATCCGCAGTATATAATCCCTAATTTGATTGTTAATCTTTCTTTCCTTCTCCTGCATTTCAACCACTTTCTGTACAAGTGAGATATTGGCATCTAGTAGTTTATCTGTAATTACTTTTGCCTCTGCCAAGTCAGATTTGTATGCATGTATCTGCCACCCCATCAAGAGAAGAGTAATAGAAATTACCGACATAATTAAAACTACTCCCAATTTTTTCTTGTCAATCCTACTTTCTTTTTCTAATAGGTTTGCACTCATTTTGTCTACCTCCTTTGTTATTGTAAGTTAAATGCGTCTTCCCATTCTCTAAAACTTTCAGCATTTGTAAATGATCTAAAATTTAATTTCTCGAATGTATCATAGAAATCTTTTGAATACAAGATGTTTTCTTTGTACACAAAATCCTTTGTTCCTTCAAATGGTAAGGATACTAATGGTTTGTTTCTTTTTATTATCTCTTGCCCTTCTTCAGACTCAATACTTTTGAATGTTTTGTGGTGTTCTGGTAATGTTTTAAGTAAGTATTTTATAGCAGTCTTATATCCCACTCCTTCAATACCAACCACGTTATCAGTTGAACATCCTGCCATTGCTTTTACGTTTCGCCATTCGTAACTGTTAATCCCATATTTCTTTTGAAACCTGGCTCTTGTCATCATTTCTTTAGATTGAAAATCCCACTGAGAAGAGTACAATCCTATGAATTGCCATAAATCATTGTCTCTACTCACTACAATTTTCATTGGGCAATTCGTACACTTAACCAGAGAGGCTATAATATCATCCGCCTCAAGTCCCGTTTGAATAAAGTTGTTCTCGTTATTCTTGAAACCAAGAGCAGGAAGAACATCCCTTCTCAGTCTATGGAATTGTGTATAAGCAATGCCATCAAAAACTTTCTCCTCTTTTGTCTTCGATAGAGCTTTGCACGATAGCTTAATTTGCTGTCCCAAGTGAAGGCAAATGCGTTAGAATTGAACCTTTTTGCAAATCCGAGTACATCATTAAGGAAGTTAAATATAATCTCTGTTTTCATCTCATCGAATGACAGTTCTACATTCTTCATGGCATGTTTAGCTCTATGGCAAATTGCAGGACTATCTATTATTATCAAGTCTTGTTTCATGCGTATTTTGGTTTCCTATTTAGTCGAATCTTTTCTTCTATATCATTCCATGTTTGACCGACAAGTAGCTGCAAGTCGTATTCTAAGGATTGTAACTCTATTTCGTTTATTATTTTTTCCTTAGTACCTTCAAGTCCAAAATCTGTTGCTTTTATTGTGCGTCCTGTTGGTTTCTTTTTCGTTTTTGGATTAGCTTTCTTTACTGTTCCCATTTTCCATATACCATTTTCCAATAGAAAGTCTACGTTTGCTGAAAGGTCATCAACTCCATAGTCATCAAATATTGGGAAGACGACTGAGCGTTTCTTGCCAGTTAATTTATTTTTAGTCAGTTTTGCTTGTGTGCTGACACCAATAGCTCTCTTTCTTCTAAGGAATGTCTTTAGAACAGATAACCATAATTCGTGTGTGCTGTAAAACTTTAAAGCTTTTCCACCACTCCTTGTTTTGTCTGTGAAGCCAAATCCTATATTATCCCTTGTCTGTGAAATAGGCATTACAAGAGCTTCCATGTCTTTGATGTCTCGGCAAATAACTCTTAGTATTTCCCCAATTAGCTTTGGCTTTTCCAGTTTGTAACTTCCTTTTTTCTTCTTGGCTTTTCCGTCCTCTTCCTCAACTTCTATCTTTCCACTATCTTTTGCCATTTGCATAGCTCTTTTTCTTTCTTCGATTGAGGTAAGAGCATCCAAGCTGTCAAGAATATAAACGAATGGTCTGCCATTTTGTATTGCTGCTACTATGTTACCATAGAAGTCTTGAATTGTATCGGATACCACTTCCATATTTATTCTATCATTTGTCTGATGCCCAAATAGATATTCAAGATTTATTTCAAGAGCGGCTTCAACATCATCATAATAGAAATCATAGTCATCAAACCGTTTGTGCATTGCCATTTCCGCACAACAAGAAAGAGCCAACATTGTTTTTCCTGAAGAACTATCCCCAATTAGATTGACAAGCTTTCCGAGTCCATAGCCACCTAAAGGATTGTCTGTACAAGCACAGTTTAGCAAAGTAGAACCAGTTGGTATGATATTGTCTGTACTGATTTTTTCTTTTACTCGAATCTGTATTTTTTCTTTTGTTGCGTTCCTTATCTGAGCCGTTACTGATTTCTTTTTCAGCGTTGGCTTTTTCTTTAGTATTAGCTTTGCCATTTTGCCTCCCCATTGATTGTTGTGCGCTCGGCCAATTTCGCCAGAATCAATAACCGATAGTTTTTATCGTGGACACGCACAAAAGTTTATTTCTTTCTCAAGACGAGAGGCTTCTTCTTACTTTTTACAGCCACTGGTTTTTTCTTTTCTTTCTTTTTCTTAGCTTCTTCTAACCGTTGCTGTTCGTCTGAGCAATCATCGTATGAGTCGCACTCTTCACATTGTTCATACTTATCACATTCAATGCCAAACTTTGCTCCGTATGGACATTCACCAGCAGTTGACTCTTCCGGTTCTGTCTCTTCCGGTTCTGTCTCTTCTGGTTCCGGTTCTGGTTCTGTCTCTTCTGGTTCTGTCTCTTCTGGTTCCGTTTCTTCTGGCACCTCTTCAGTAGGGGGGTCTTCTTCCCCATTGAATACAGCAAATACTTTATCTTCGTCTGGGTGCATATCAATGATTTCGTCCAAAGAAAAGGATGTGTCAAGAACTTCATCGGGAATTGGTTCTTCTCTGTCAATGAATCTGTGACCTATCCAATCTTGGCTGTCTCTGTCTGTTCCACTATCATCTTTATATGTGCCAGACTTTAGGATTTCAAATGCAATTGTTTTTCCATTGTCCGGGTCGGAGAAGATAACAGGAGCGCCCCCTTTTGGATTCTTTGCAATTGCATCAATTTTCTTTTCAAAGAAGAAATGGGCAACTTCAAAAATTTGCAGTCCTTTTTCTTCTTCTTCGGGAGTATCATGTACCCATACAAGATACACAGTCCTTCTCTTTGGAGCAATTGGTTTCCACTGTGATTTTGTAAGACGGTTCTTTCTGATGTAATCACAAATGGGGTCTGCGAGTTTGAAGTTCTTTACTTGGCACACAAATGGGTCATTTCCTACTCCGATGTTTTGGTGAACCCATAAGTCAATGACGTATGATAGTCTACCTTCTGCCACTTTCGGATGATTTTCACCAGTAATAAAAGGAATGATGTCGATAAGATGTTCCCCATACTCAGGACGCCAGAACTCCATCCCTTCGGGAACTGCATCCTTGAGAAAGTATGTTCCATAATCTCCGCTGCCAGTATCATCCTTTGTTTCAATTGCTTCCTCATGCCTCTCTTTCAAATCTTTCTTGAGTTTTTTTGCTTTTTTTCTGAATGACATTACTTTTTACCTCCTTTTCTCTTTATGTTAAGTTTTACTTTCTTCTTTAATCTCGGATTTTTGTCGAGTTCATCTTCTACCATTTTATGCATCTCATCTGTTTTAATCTCATCAAAATTCTGCTTGGATACTTTTGGGTCTGCCCAGTATCCTGAGATGTAGAGAGATACAAGTCCTTCAAGAGCTTTCTTTCTGTGTTCAAAAGCTAACTTAGCGATAGATAGTATATTCACTTCTTCATTCAAGTCAAGTAAGGTGTTGTTAGCCTCCTTATGTTTATCCGTATCGACAACATACCCACGTACCACAGTCTCAGTCAACTTGATTTTTGGAAAGTTCTTTTCCCAATTCTTCCTTGCATCCTTGTCTATGTCTGAGTCAATGAGAGCAAGATTTTCTTTCTGTCTGTCTCGCTCCTTTGTCCTCTCAGCCCACAGTTTACCATATTTCATCACATGCTCAGCCTGGTTTTTTAAATTCTTTTCCAGACTGCTTAGATCAATTGCCAAATCTTCTTTATAATCAAGTATACTCATCAAATCACCTCCTTATCTAAAACACTCTGCTGGTGTTCTTTTTATAATTCTTTTGGCTATTTTAAATGCTCTCATTTGAGTTCTATCCCAACTCAAAACACTTTCTAAAAGAAAGGTGGTGTCCCCATCTTTTCTTTTTAAAATAATTTCTGTTTCAACATCCCTAATAGGCACATCAAGAATGCAGTTAAACGCTGCCAAAAACTGAGATTTATTGTGTACTATACATTTTTGATTCATATCTTACTCCTTTTAGAATGGGATATCGTCTTCGCTCTGTTCCTGACACGCAAAGAAGCAACCTAATGTCACTCCTGCTTTGCCAGTGTACATAAAACTGTCGGTAAAACATGCAATGATACTTGCGAGTCCAGTAGGAACACCAACATGATTTAACATTACTGTATTAAGATAGCCAAGTATTGCATATCGTATTGATTCTGGCTCCCCTTTCAGATTCTTTAAGAGCTTTCTTATCTTTGTCCATTTATTTATAACGGATAATTTTGGGTCAATCAATGCTTTGCATATTTCTTTTATAGAAGACTCGGACACGATAAGATTTTCAACGGCATCTATTGCCTTTTCTTCGTCTTCCATATCAATCACACCATCAAATAGAGACAGAGCTTGTCCTGCACTTCCCCAACATGACTTGGCAATCTTTCTTATCACACCTATTTTATATTCCTTTTCTTCTTTTCCTGCAACTGTCTTGAGCAATCGAATAACTTGACTTCGTATTAATGGCTTCAGTTCAATTTCATGGCAACGTCTTCGGATTGCTTTGAGTGTATTTGGCTTGATAGTTGACGGCTCAGAAGTGCATAAAACAAAGTGTGCATGTTCTGGTGGCTCTTCAAGTAGTTTTAAAAGAGCTTCCAGTGCGGGACCAGTTATCATGTGACATTCATCCAACAGATATAATTTTTTGTCACCTGCCATTGGAGCGTAGACAACATTCTCAGCTATCTTTCGTATCGTATCAATACCACGAGTGTTTGCTGTGTTGTATTCGTAGAAGTCTGCTCCTGATACTTCAAGATATTCTTTTATAATTCTTGCAAGGGTAGTCTTTCCACCTCCGGGCAGTCCGGTGAAGAAAAAGCTTGAGGGAATATCAACTCTCTCAAGGACAGAGCCAAGACTTTCAATTGCTGTTTCATTTCCGACAAAATCTTCCAGTGTTTTTGGTCTGTGTTTAATTTGTAGTGTCATTGTTTTTTGCCTCTATAATTTTTGCATGTTGCTTGCAGTATAATCCTTCCACACCGTAACCCATTTTGCGTGAGCATTGACAAAAATATCCAAAACTGATGCTGATTTCATATGCACAGTGCCCCTCTCTCCATTTGGTTCCTTTTGGATTTCCTGCCCACCTACCATATAAATATTGTCTCGCCTCTTTTCTTGTTTTTGGAAAATCAATCATTATACCTCCTCCACATCATGCTTTTCTTTATGGCGTTTGATAACTTTACCATTAGATAGTTTAACTAATATAGTCTTGTCATTTTCCTTGACCACTTCTCCTCTCACATTCTTTTTACTTCCCAAATTGAAAGTTACTGTCATCTAATTACACCTCCTTTATTGATTCGTTTTTTAATATCTCGATAACTTTTCCTTATTCCAGTACAAACTATATTGGTTCTCATTCTGTTTGTAACAAGTCCTTTTGTTTTTTCTTTACTTCCCCATGAGTACTGTCTTCCCATGATATTGTCTGCTCCAACATCATAACCAATTTCCTGTCTGATTTTCTTTGCACGACCGCTGTTCATTGTGGTTTTCCTTTCTTTGGGATGCATTGAATATGAAGGATTGTCCCATCCCAAAAACTTCTTGTTAGTTCTGTGTCCATTCCTGCTTCCTCACATTTTTTGTGTTGCAAAATAGTTTCTTCGGAAGTCATTGGTTTTGGATGCCTTGCTTCACCACACCCAATTACAATAGCCATTAGTACAAATAGAATAATTATTTTCATTTTCTCACATCCTTTTTGTCATACCATGTCCCATCTATTTCTGTTATTTCGTGGTCTATTCTAAGTGGCACAATAATCCAATCAAATTCTTTTCGGACTCTCACTGTGCCAATATCATTGATAAGATAAATTATCTCTTCCTCTTCAGGCGGATACAAGTCGTTCACAATCGAGTCATATATTTGACCAATTATTTTTGTTTTGAGCTTTCGCTTTTCCATTTCTTTTAGCAGTTCTATCAATGTCCACAACAATATATGAAAGGCAGTTCCCTGTGCTTGATAGTTAGTGCAATCATTCTTTGCCAAGTATCCTCTAAAGACAAAGCCAAGATGTGTTTCTATAAATCCTTGCTTTCGATACAGTTTGTTTATTTTTTCTTTCCATTTTTTATAGTGAGGGAATCTCTCGTCCCAAAATACTCTTTCTACTTCCTTGCAATGTTCCACAAAGGCATTATAATTATTAACACCTTTCTTTCTCAAGTGCTGTCCTAATGTTATGCCCGAATCTAATTTAAGTTTAATGCAGTTGTCCCATAGATTCTTTGCACATGAGCCATACCAATCTCCGTAGAACTCAGGAAAGACCCATTGGTTCTTTGCATAGAATCGAATCTTTTTTGTGACTTCCTTTTGTTTCAGCTTCCACAAATCAGCAGCAGAATCCCTATGCATGTCAGAGGCAGTGTCAGTAACATATTTTATTAGATTCTTGTCCATGTTATAACAAGTACTCGTAGTCACTTCTATACCACTGAAGTCACTCTCAAGAATCTTCCATCCTTTTGATGGGATGATGCCTGAACGAGTATATTTTTTTGCCTCTTCATCTCTCTTTGGAATGTTTGCAAAGTTTGGTCTGTCTGTGCTTGGTCTATATGTCACAGGAATATTTAAGTTGGACATTGGGTGCATTTTGCCATTATATGTCTCTCGCTTAAACTGGGCAACGTATGTACCTCTAACTTTCTCTAATTTTCTGAAGAGCAATAATTTCTCAGCGAATGGTGAATTTATCTTGGCAATTGCATCTTTATCTGTTGAGTAACTTCCTTTTGTTGTTAATATCTTTGGTAGTTTTAGGATATCATAGAACAATTGTCCTAAATCCTTTCCCGAAGTGTTGCTCAACGTTCTCCCCGTCTTATCTCGAAAGAGTTTGGCTTCTTTTCCTTCGTTCAGATACTTTTCAAGCTTGGCAATCTTCCTGTCCAACTCTCCTGTTCCTTCTTTTGTAGATAAGGAATTGTAATATTCTTCATTGATACATATACCATTTTGTTCAACTTTAGATAAAGCTAACGTCCCATCATGTAGTAAATAATATGCATCAATCATCTTCTTTTTATCTGTGGGACCAATCATATAGTCTTCTTCAAATTGTGGTAACTGTATTTCTTTAAACAACTTGCGACAAAACAAGGAATCCAAACCACCATAATGAAGCACATCTTCAAGTGGTGCTTGTTCGATTTTATTAAAAGCGTTGGAGTTCTGAGCTTTCAAAAATCTTTTTACTTTCGCATCATAAGGAAAGAAACCAAAATTAATGTAAGTTTGAAAGTTCAAGGAAGTATACGCTGAACGATTATCAAGAATGTGTGCAGCAAGCATCGTATCCCAAAACCATCCTTTGATTTTAACGTTCAATAATGTTGATGACCATACATCCTCAAACTTGATGTTATGAGCTATCTTGCCGATGTCAGGATTTTGTAGTATCTTTCGCCATCTCTTTCTTATCTGTTTGAACATTAGAGGAGACCAGTGGTCTTTATAATCGAAAGGAAAAGAGAAGGCTTCATCCCCACAGCAAACAGAGATTGTGGATATCTTGTGTCCGGGAGCGTATGGTTTGAGCCCAGTTGTTTCATAGTCAAATGCTAAATGTTCTGGTTCTTTTTCAAGAATGTCATCCAGTACATCACAAACAGAATCAAAATCATACAAGTAGGTAACTTGTTTATTTTCATCCTGAAATGTAAACGGCTCTAATGTCAATGCCTCCGCAGCGTTCTTTACATCACGCATCCAACAGGACACAAGATTTTTATCCTTGCTGCTCCGAATAATATAAGACGGA